ATCTTCCTTCTATTCTTTATCCTCAACATGCGAGATTTCAAAAAGAAAAACTACAGAACCTCATAACAATAGGAGTTGATACATATGTGGAAAAAGATTAATAATTATAAGTTTCATCTAAAAGATTTGAAATTTATGACTTGGCTATTTCCAATAGTCGGTTTGTTATATGCCTATGAATTCTTCTCTGGGCTAATGTACCACCAGGAGTTTCGTTGGCTCAAGTTAATATGCTTGGCGATAATGATTATAGGATTTATGGATATTAGAAAGAAGCTTAAAAACAAAGATTATAGAGCGGTTTGAATTACCAAACACTCTTGAACTCATTTTCAAATCATTGTATTATATTTTCGGGTCTTACTTCATAAATCATTATCAGGAGAATCTGCAAGTTCGCAGGTTCTTTTTTTGTAAAATAAAAAAGTAGCGGATTCGCTACTTTAATTCTTTCTTATTCGCTTCATATTCCTTTATATAACGGTACAAAGTTGCTCTTGATACATTGAATATCTCACAAATTTCTACTTTTGTTTTATTGCCCATTTCAATAAGTTCCATCATACTTTCTATTTGTTGTTTAGTATGCGCTTTTTTTCTACCACCTTCACGACCTCTTGCTTTAGCCGCTGCCACACCACTAATAACACGTTCAGTGATTATTTCTCGTTCCATTTCAGCCATAGCTCCGAATATGTGAAAAAGAAATTTCCCCATTGTTGTAGAAGTGTCGATACCATCCTTTATTGAGACAAAGTTAATTCCCTTCTCATTGAATTCTTGTAGCAAATTAACAAGTTGATGCATTGTTCTTCCTAAGCGATCTAGCTTGTAAACAACTAATGTATCACCTTTACGGAGTTTTCCAAGAAGCAGCTGTAATTCCTTCCTATCCTTCTTGGCTCCGCTTTCCTTCTCGCTAACTATATCGTCACATCCATAACGGTTAAGTTCATCTAATTGCATATCCAAACTCTGATGTTTCGTTGAAACTCTTGCATAACCAAATATCATGAATCATCACACCTTCCCCTTGATGATTCTATTGTATCAATTTCATGTATCATATTCAATTGATTTCGATACATGAAATTGAGATGAATAATAAGCTGTTTTACGGCAAATAAAAAGTGTATCAAAATGAAATGTTTTTGAGACGTTATGCTTATTGAGAATGATGTTTTAATCCTGCTAAAGTAGCTTCGATAAACGTTTTATCTTCCGGTCCAACTTGAGTTGTGTTCGTTTGTTTTGTTAATTCTTATCTTTCCTTAACAACAAACAAGACGCCACCCAGATCACGGTAGCGCATACGATAATTGCTATTGGTTTAATCATCCATAATTCCATCCAATTCATGGTTACTATTCTAAATAGACCAACGATATATTATAATCCTTTATATACCCAAGGAGGTTTATCATGCTCGGCTTTCATAAAAAACTACCCATATTAGGATTCTTTTTGTTTTTATACGGTTTCATCGGTTTCATCTTTTTATTACTATTCCTTAACGTGTAGGAACAAAACGTATAAATATATGTTTAATATGTAATTTTTATATAACAAAGAAAAAAGCATCCATATTGGATGCTTAATGTATACTAATATTAATATTGAATAGCTTCATTGATAGACTTTCTAGAACAATAAATATACTAGCTGAAACTGATCGATATCCGATATTCTTTCCTGTAACATTAATAGTAATCTCCGCCAAATGGGTTGGTACATCATCTTTTTCAAAAATTTTATCTTCAACCTTTTCAACTATTGCTACACTATCCACTTCTTTAAAAGTTTTCAGCAATTTTGTTTCTAATAAAGTAAAATCAAAATTTTCATCTTTAACCACATCAAATTTAATTTTCATTTTTCTTTCCCCATTTTTAACTAGTTAATATATCAACATCTATATAATTATATATACTTGTATTAAATAATTCAAAAAATATGTTTTATCAATTTGCCCATAGTTAACCTAAATAGGGAGAAATAAAACAAAAGGAAGAAGTTGCTCCCCCAAGGTCAAGATCAATCGCAATCTTCTCGTTTATACTCCGTGGAGTTGGCTCAATACTTTAGCTACTTAATGTCATTTTCACCTTTGCTGGCCAATATCGAATTATAAAGGATTTATATCAAGACGTGTACGTTTCTTCCGACGCCTTGTTTGAACTAACATATTTTCAAGGGGATGGAGAGGAGGCTCCACTATGTCAGTTCAAACAAAGAGCGGAAGCTCAATGCCCTCGTTTCGGCCATTAATAAGAATCGTGAGTAATTACTAATGTACGAGATCACGTATACTGTTTTAGATTTTTAGAATGCAAGTGTCACTCAATCATGAGCAACCACCCCCATTCCATTTTCAAGAACCGACATATTAGAGAGAAATAGACTTATATTTATTATCAACCCAGAGGACGCATTCCGAGCTGATTGATAAATACAATAGAAACAGTATGACGAATGCGAGTTATCTCACACCCGCCACACTGGAATATGTCATTATAATTAACTCATTGGTCTTTTCGTCTTAACGCGGGTTCGTACCGCCTTGCCCGCCCTACTATGCGGTATACGTTACCGTGACATTCTCGCATAAGAACGTTTCACTTATAGGTGTACTAATCCTCTTCGATATGCGGTTGTCAAAGGGCTTGTACATATAATTTATAATTTTTGACATTTTATTTAGTCCCCCAAAAAGTTCGCATTTTGACCGCGTTTTGTTCGCTATTTTTAGATGATTCCTAGTGCTGTAGCCATCAATTTAATAGCACTCTGCTTCTTCTCATAGAAATATGTCTTCTTGAGTAGTAGATCATGATAAACATCTGAATCTTTTACCCTCTCGTTTGTCAAAAACTTACGCTCAACGATTTTACGCTCATCCTCATCTAATAAATTGTTAAGTGCTTTCTCTACTTGCTGCACCTTCCATTTACTCGTATTCCTTGAATCACGTAACTCAGGGAATAAACTGATTCCTTCCTGCTCCACATCATTACTAAATCGCATCTTGAGCGCTCTGTACTCCTTTAATACACTTACTACTTCCTTTTGTACTTTCTTATCATCGATAGCTGGTAATAAAGTTAATTGTCTCTCCATGAAGGAATCCCCCTATTTCGTATTTTGATTTTTAACATCACATCAGGTACGTGAAATTTCACTTTCTCTTTGTTGAATAAGGGAAACATGCATAGCAAGTAGCCCCCACCATCCACTCTGCATGGTTCCGTTATCCATTAAGCTTTTAATAATTTGCGTTGCTTATTGATCATCTTCTCTTTTGCTACTTCAATGTTATTCGATACCTTTTGATGGTCCTGATCAAATTGAATCATGCCATCAAACATAACTGGAGCTACCGCTTCATCAACATATTGTAAGTAATCAACTGGCGCTCTTTCTGTCTGTTCTACTAAGTACCCATAAATATCGAAGTCTGCTCTTGGTATGGACTTCTTGCCTTTTGGCTGTTGCGACATTCTTACGTAAGAATGAATGACTGATAGTGGTACCACGAATACTGACTTGTCCACGCTAAACTCAATAAGGAAAAAACAAATTGCCCCCATCTTTTCTGCTTTCTCCAGGTAATCCAATTGATGCTGCGCAATATTCTTTAAATCAAATCGTGTAGCATTCTCTGTAGACTTTGCTTCAAATGCTATAGCTCGTCCCTTATACACACCATCATAGTCTACTGTACTTTTAGCTTCATAGAATCCGTTTAGCACACGTCCACCTTTACTTTTTAACACCTTCACAGGAGTCGGACGCTTGTTTATAAGCGCCACTCCGCCTCTTTGATACATTTCATTCGCTAGATTGATAAGCTTCTCAAATGCCATTCCACGGTTTCCTTGTCCCATTGTTATTCCTCTCTTTCTATTCAAAGGATTATTTTGTTTAAATTTTGCTTAATTCTCATCAATAATTGTCTAAAAATTTTAAAATCGTTATATAATGAATTTAAATCAAGATTAGGAGTGGTTAAAATGCCAGATACAATAAGACTCGTTCTTTTCATTCTGATAGCAATTAGTGCTGTTTTCTCTTTAATAAAAGAATTTAAAAAACCTGAGAAAAAAGCACTTTGGATTTCAATAGAATTTTTAGTTCTTTTCTGGGCGATATGGGTAATAGCAAATATCATAATCTAATTTATAGATTATAAGTCCCTTTGAATAAAACTGAACATTCCGTCAATACTATAGACAACCCATTAAGTTACTTTCTCCTTGTTCCCCCTTGGAGAACCGAGCAGTTAGCTTTTGCTAGCTGCTCCTTTATTTATAACAATGATAAAATTCTTTAAAATAATTCTTCTTTATTTCTCAATATAAGGAGCCTTGGATTTTTATTAACAATTCTGTAGTATATAAACAAAGAGTAAGGTAAGAGTTACTCTTTGCCATTTTAGAAGAGGTTCTGTTGGAGACAACAGGGCCTTTTTTCATATAGAAATAGTTTGTTTAATTTTTCACCATTAACCACAAAAATATCTTATAATCGTTATATACTGAATTAAATTACGGGATTAGGAGTAAATCAAATGCCAGTTACACTAGAACTTATTCTTTTCATTCTTCTAGCAATTTGTGCTGTTGGCTATTTAGTAAAAGAATTTCAAAAAACTAGGAAAAGAACACTTGGAATTTTACTAGAATTCATGGTTCTTTTCTGGTCAATATGGAGAATATCGACTATCATAATCTAATTTATAAAACATACATTCCTTCGAATAAAACTCAATATTATGTCCATAATGTTGATAGGCTGTATGCCAAAATCCATTTAGTTGTCTCTGTATCTCCTTGTATTGAGCAGTTAGCTTTTGCTAGCTGTTCTTTTATTTGTGACCTTTATAGACAAGTTTTCATATAATGTGGTCATTCCTTTCTTATGAATTAAGCTCGTCACTTGAATTATAAAAATGGGATTATATCCTATAACCTTTTCAGAAACCATTCATATGTTATTTCTGAAAAAGTTGCTCTGTTTTTTAAAAAGGTGGTTGCGGAAACAACTGCCTTTTTATTTATGACAAAATGAAATTTTTATTGTAATTTTCCTTTGTATATCTTCTGGATCTCCACTTCACTGAATCCTTCATACACCGTAAATACTTCTGGAAACTGACTCAAGCACATGTCGATGATCATGTCATCAGTTGTTCTAACGAAGAAGTATTTAACTTCATCCATGTAATCGTTGTGTAGGTAATAACTCTTAATCTCGTAATGGCAGCCATTAGCTTCCAAGACTTCATACAGCTTAATCTTTGTTTCATCTATATCAAATATTGATAACTGCCCTTCGATCTCCACCTGTTCGATCATTCCCCCATTCCCCTTTCAAATAAAATGACATTTTGTTAGTTCTACTACGTCAATCATGTATAGACAACTATATATTGAGGTGTTAAAATATTATTATGATTCTTATATAGAGTCATATACGACCTTTTCTTTGTTCATGGGGCTCTTACATAGTAGTAAGGGCCATTTTTTATATAAATAAACAGCTTATTTATAAGTTAATTTGAATATATAGTTGTAAAAATCATTAGTTAAATGTTAAAATTCCTTATATACTCCTTAGGGAGTTCTTATGTAATTAACAAGAGTTTAAAATTCTCGATTCTTAGCCCCTTGGAGCGCCCTCCAAGGGGCTACAACAATTAAAATAACGTTTTTTTTCAAATTTCTACTGTACTTATATACGCCCCTGTATATCCAAAAACAAAAATATAGTAAAATACATTTATACGTTCGTTTAATACTTAAATCTATTGAGAATAGGGGGTCCGTATATGAATAAAAGACTTAATGTGTTAATGAAAATTACGCCTTTCCTAAGTGTACTTTTTATCTTAATTGGAATATCTATGGCAATATTCGGTGCATTAGATCATAACCACAAAATGTTCATGGGTTCATTATTCGTAATTGTACAAGCTGTACTTGTACTTACATATACTAAGATGTTTAAAAAAATTGGTTTCTAAAACATTGAAGACCTGCTGAAATGTTCAGTAGATATACTTATTATTTCAGCTGTATTTTCCTATTCAAATAAGGATTTTGTGTAATCCCAGTTCTTACTTAAGATCGACTAGACACTAACATTTTTATGTAGTACAATTCCTATCAGAAAAATGTTAGGAGATTTATTTATGACCTTTGAAGATAATCGTCAATTAGGAATTCAACAAGGATGTATTGTAATTACAGATCAATCACAATATCTTGTTGTTAAAAAGAATGAAAATTATTCTTTATTAAACATCGCCACTGCGGAATGCATAAACTATGAAGTTCCACTTGAACATCTTGAAGAAATGGTCCAAGTAGATTTAAAAGAAAAAATTCAAGATATCATTCCACCAGAGAATATTAAAATTGTAGCTCAAAACAGAATATAAACTAGATTTTCTAAGAGCACTTTCGATAGTGCTCTTTTTCATGAACATTTTTAAACAACTATTTTATTCGACTCTCTATTAAGCTATTTTTTTAATAATCCTTACAAATTTGTAAGATTGGTGTCACCTAAATGCATGGTTACTTGAATAATATTGGTTTAACCTAGAGATTGTTAACTTAATTAAACAAAAAATCATTAGTAGGTGACACTTTATGAGAAATTCCTTAATGCGTTATGGCATTGTATGTATAGCTTTTATTACTATCCCCATTTTATTTATACACTTTGTTTCATCTCAATTCGTTCCAAAAGAATACAGTGAAGAATGGCCCGAAGTAAGTAGAACTACTGAACTAGTAACTATCGGTTACTTTAAAAAAGAAAAGGATCTTGATATTATAATTAAAAAAGTTGAGCCTTCAGAAGAATATAGAACACATGAAATCCACCTATACGGACATGTGGCAGATAATAAAAAGCAAAAAGTTTCTGCTGTTGTAAATTTTCGTGATAACTATTCAATTAGAGACACATCTGAAGTTAAAATCAAAGAGCCTTTAAATAAAGGTTGGATGCTCTTTCAATTAAAATAACGCTTTTATTAAAGTTTTAAGTAACCAATTTCCCTTGCATAATCACGCATTTTTTTCAATTCTTCCTATGTCCATCCCCAATGTGTACAGTACAATCCGTCATAACCATTTATGCCATCCGAATTATCATTACCAAATATAAAATCCGTGAAATCTCTAACTAATCCCCACATTGTCCCACCTCTCGAGAAGTACTGACATTGCTTTTATTCTTATATGAATTCCGTGTCATACGCATCTCAACATTTGTACATCCATCAACGAACCATAGATTTCTACCATCATGATGAAAATGACCTATTTTATTTTTATTTTCATTTTTTATTCAACCAAGTTCATAACATACTCTTTTCCTCCGATAAAATAATGATTAGGTGCCCCATACACATTTTATTCACTGGAAATAATACCTTTCACGTACTTACGTATTAGAAACTTCATTTCTGCTTCTTCTGCAATAGCAATTTTGTTCACTTTTTCGATACATTTATGAAACATTCACATGTTATCTTCAGTATGTTCTATTCTTTTTGAAGAACCATGTGAGAATACCAAAACAAGAAGCCCTAGAGCCCTAACTCTAGGGGCTTTTTGTTTTTAAATAAGGATTTTGTATACTTTTACTCATTTCACTTAAATATCATTTATACGTAATATATAAATATATGTTATAATATCTTTGTGAAACATCACGTGTTTCAAATACAACATCTTTTTGATGACCTCTTATCTTTCCGTAAGAGGTCCTTTTTTCAAATAACGCTTTTGTTCCATTTAGTAATTTCTTATATAATAAAAGTTAACTACTTCAGAAGGGACTGAATTATGCGCAGATATCAATATTTTTAATCTACCCATCACAACATAATGGAGGTAAAAGTATTGATTACAGAATTACAGACGCAAAGATTACATTTAAGACAAATGAAGGAATCTGATTCATTAAATATGTTTAAAATATGGTCTGATCCTGACGTTACAAAATTCATGAATATAAGTAATTTCACTGATGAAAACCAAGCAAAAGATATGATTCATTTTCTCAATGAACTTGCTCAAAATAATAAAGCTCTCCGTTTTACTATTATTGAAATAGAATCTAATCAAATTATCGGTTCATGTGGCTATAATTCCTTGGATTTCGAAAACTCAAAAACAGAGATTGGTTATGATATTTCGAAAGCATTTTGGGGCAAAGGATATGCCCCTGAAGCTATTTCTGCTCTATTAGATTACGCTTTTACACATCTGAAACTAAATCGTGTCGAAGCAAAAGTTGAACCTGAAAATGTGAATTCCATAAAAGTATTACAAAAATCACAATTCACTTTTGAAGGGACTCTAAGAAAAAGCGAAAAATCAGCTGGGAAGTTTATTGATTTAAATATTTATTCGAAATTAATAACCGATTAATTTTAGTCACTCGGCCTATACTACATTGAAGTATAGGCTTCTTTAATTTTTATACAAAATTCAAATTTCGTCTTACTTTGTTCCCGTAGATCCAAACCCGCCAACACCACGTTCACTATCCGATAGCTCGTCCACTTCTTCAAAATGAGCTGTTATCACCGGTGCTATGACGCCTTGAGCTATGTGAGTTCCCTTTTCGATTACATGAGCTTGCATATTTAAACTTATTGGTCTTTCGGGGTTATCAACCAATACTCCAACTTCTCCACGGTAGCCACTATCCACAGTTCCAAGAACAATCCTTACCTTTGTGTTACGCGTCATAGCGCTATGCCTCCTAATCCAAACGCATTATCTCTTCTAAGGTTCTATCCGAAATATAGGTAGTAATAATTTGTATCTTTCCGTATTCCTTTTTAGCCATTTCTATAGCGTCGCTCTCTGAATTCGCCTCAAACCAACGGAGTTTCCACTTCTCGTCTTTGTCGTAAAACTCTATTGAGTACGTCATAACGCTATTACGCTTCAAAAATTTGTCCACGGTACTTGTTGCGGTATAATCAAAACTTCCGACTACATCCTCCAGTGTTAGTTGTTTCATGCCCCTAACCCCATTGGACGCGATTTAATAATATTTTTGTCTGCCTGATCCATAATCAAAGCTGCGATTTCTAATTGATGTCTTCCCAACTCTTTTGCGATTTCAAGGATTCCTTTGTCTTCCTTCCACATTTCTTGCAATCTATTAACTTCACTTTCATCAAATACCAGGTCCAACTCTTCTAAAGCGATATATAGGTTACGACGCGAGTTCTTCATGTACTTTCTCTGCTGCAACGCCATTGTGTAATTTTCTTTTTCCAAATCCGTTCCAAGTCTTGGCATCCCATTTCCCCTCCAGTTGTAATTGATGAATTTCTCTTAGTTCCGCCATAACGGCATGACGTCTTCTATCCACTTCTTCCGGACTGCGATTCCCTGCTTCGCAAACACATGAACCGAATTGATACATGCCCATTCCGATATCGTTCTGAATTACTCCCGCTCCGTTACATGCACACATTATTTACTCCCCCTTCTTGAAATTTCGTAATCTATAATTATCGCCAAACATTTCAAGCATTTCCGCGTTTTCCATCATTCTGCTAAAATCACGTTCCCCATACATTTCCGCTAACTGATCCACACTAAAATTCGTTGTGAACAATGTACTCTTTCCAATCCGACTATCTACAATTTCGTTTGTCTTTGTTTGCTTCCAAGTAACGCCTTCTTTATCTTTTTCCGTGAACTCTGCCCCGAAATCATCAATGATAAGAACGTCTACTTTAGCAAGGAGTGACATAAGTTTGTCCTCTGTTAATTCGCTGTTTTTATTCCATGTAGACTTTATTTTGGTAAATAACTTGTTCATTTGAATAAACATTGCGCTGTATCCACGTTTCATTAGTTCTTTAGTAGCTGCTACACACAAGTGACTTTTACCTACTCCGTAATCTCCGGTAATAATCATGCTCGTTGGATCTTCTTTGCTGTATGTAGAAACAAAGTTCATGAGTGTCTCTTTTGCATCTGATAAATCTTTTGTAGGTGGTACATAGTTATCAAAAGTAGCCTTCTTTAATTTGTTGTTGATTAGGCTGTTGTCTGCGAATGAATCGTATAAACTAATGACTTGGTTTCTCTTTTGTATTACGAGCGTTTCTTGGGCTAACTGAACGTCCTGAGGAGCAATTTCTTTGCAATGCCAGCAGTAAACTTTATTATTTTCATCAAGAAACTTTTTACGTCTGCATAAATCACATCTTTCATTTGCGACCTTTGGTAAAGTCATATTTGTTGATGAAGCTACTATCTTTGCCACTGCTTGCATTAGAACCCACTCCTTTTATTTTTTCATTTAAGTAACCTTCAAATTTAGTCCCGAATAACGTTTCTGGTCGTAAATACTGGTTCATATTCGAATCAGTAAGCCATTGTGCTGTTTTGATATCAATAACTTGTTTAAAATCATCTATAGTAAAGCCGTCTTTAAACCTAGCTTTGATTAGAGTTCTAGTTTTGGCTGTTTTTTGTTTATAAGATTTGCCAACTTTTTCATTAAGATAAGAAACAATATCCTCATAAGGGATGCTGTCTTTTGACCGTTCTTTTTGGTCAGAAAGCATATTATCTTTTAATGTAGTAATCTCTGTTGTAGTCTCTGTAGTAATCTCTGTTAAAGAATTTACTGTTTCGGTAAGTTCCATTTCACCCAAAGGGGAATTTGGAATTTCCCCAAAGGTTAAAATCCATTTCACCCTTTCGGTAACTTCGGAAATATTTAACTTAATGTGATTTGTAGGAGCACCATTGAATTTGAACTTCTTCACTTCCACAAATCCTTTTTCAATTAGTATTTTGATAGCTCGATCGTACTGCTTCGGTGTAATTCGAATCTCTTCTTTCCAATCTTCACGACTTTTAGCTAACCAAAATTCACCGTTCTTCTTAACTCTTAATTTGCTCTTTCCTTGTTCATTAGGCATGTACCAATAAACAATTTGTCCTAATAAGATTCCAGCGATTAAATCACCAGTTATATCTACATAAGCGAGTCGCACCATATATCCGCTTCTTGCGAATGTTTCTAGTTGAAATATGTTACTGTTCATTTAGTTCACCTTCTTCATCCAACATTCATAACTCGCACGATCTTCCATGCCTGTGAATCGAATTTTGTCCTTCCCTTTGAACTTTCCATCGTTATAAAACGTCTTTTCTGCTCTATAAACCTTTTTGATAGGAGTAATATAGTCATAACCTCTAGCTTCTAAATCACGAACTGCTGTTAACATTTCTTTCATTGATCCACGTCTTACTGGCACTTGGAACATTAGGCATTCTCCCTTCCGCATACCGCTATGTCGCCTTGAATCTCAATAATTTTATATCCTGGATAACGATCGGGAGTAATGTACTCTATCGCCCTTGCTTTTACTTCTTTTTCATTTGGCACGCCCTTCCACACCCATGAAGGAAGGACGATTTTAGATTGATTTCTGTCTAACATGGTTTCATCTCCTTATCCTGCTTGACTGTATTGATTCTCCCAACCTGACAGTACTTGTATCGCTTTAGATGCTAACTGTGAGTTGATTTCATTTAAACTTGTAAATCCAACTTGATTTTTAAGTGTTTCTTCAACCATTTGTTTGTCTGTCTGTGTTAATGTCGCTACATGCGCTATTTTTGCGTGTATCATTTTTAACTGCTTTTCCATTACTGCTGTTTCCTTGTAGCTTGTTTGGATCTTGTCCACTGTTGCTTTTCTGATTTTGTTTGTTACTTTTTCCATAAGTAGCGCCGTTACCATCATCATCTTCACCTGTGTTTAAGCTAAGGAATGCTGCTAGTGAATATCGTCTTGCGTATGTGATACAACTTCCTACTGCTTGCGGATCATTCTTCACTGGCTTCATCGTTAGTTCGTCCGACTCAAGCCATTCTCCACTCTCATGTAAGAGGAGTGTTTTTAACGTTACGTTTTGACCATCACCGCTTGGTATTTGCATAATACTTAATCCATGTTTAGAAAGGATTGGTCTAATTTCATCTATAATCGTGTCTAGCGTTGCATAGTTGTTTTTAAAGAAAGGATTGTCTGCATCCTTTGCTATTTTGTTAACCTCTGAATTGAATTTCACTAGCGCTTTAGCTAATTCCGTGATTGTGTCGCTTTTATTCATCGGATACGCACCCCATTTTTATAATTAATTTCTAATTTATATAAATTCATATCCTCCTAGAAAGGCATATCCCCGTGTTTTTTATTCGTTAATACTGTGATTACATAGTCGATATCAAGCTTTTTCAGCTTATCCGTTTCTTTATCGGACATTTCTTTTAATGCTTTCACTGCATGGTTTACTTGAATCTGCAAAACATCTTTCATTTCCACATTCCTCCTCATTTACTAAGGGAGAAAAGATTTGATATAATGTAAGTAGAAAGTTTTACATTTCTTTTCTCCAAACCGTCTTAGGGGTAAGGCGGTTTTTAATTTTTTCAATAGTACTTGCCAAACAATTCTGTTAAAATTTAGTTACCGATATGTGTAACAACCGGCCTGTGCTTCTGTACGGGCTTTTTTGATGCTTTCACACATTGGAATATCCAGGAATCCATTTGCTCGGTGGGGGATATCTTTACTTCCCTAAATATTCAGACTATATAAGGTTTGTCTATGTTCATGAATTCGTAAAATCTTCATATAAGGTTTTAATAAAATACATGTTAAACTGATTACATTCCAAGAGGTTCTTGTGGAATCGACATTTAGATTTAAATCCCTTAACACTGCCCTGCATCCCCTGTAGGGTTTTTCTTATTTAGCTAGAGTTATAAACTCCTTATGCATTTCCTCAATCTTATCTGCGCTGTTATGTATCCCTCTAGCTCGTAAATCTCGTATCATCTTGATGATGTTTACTTTCTCTTCCTTGTCACGCTGCTGTCTATCCATCAATTTCATCCTTTATCATTTGCTTTATGCGTTTATATTTCAATCCTACAAAAATGAGAAACACAACTAATACCATCAAGTGTGAGAATGAACTTTCTTCCATTGTTTACACCACCTTCTGTTCTTGTTCTTTCTTCAGTCGGTCTATGATGTATGCTTGTCCCTTTGGTGTTACGTATGTTGTTGTCCATGTGAATGGCTCTCCACTTGTTTTTTGTTTAACACCTTGTGCAATTTCGAAGTATCCTTTTTCAACTGCTGGCTGAGTTGGTTCAGTGGATCGCTTGAACATTAAGTTCCATTCTCTAAGTTTTGCGAATAACTGACGTTGCCCGATTTTGACATTGTGCTTTGCTACTAACTTAGCGACTTCGCTCACCTTTAGTGATTTATCCGACTGCATACACGCTTCTGCGAATGTTACGAGTGGTTGTTGCTGTACAATTTGTTGTTGTGCTACTGTAAGCTTTTCTTTTTCTTCTTTTAATTTAGTGAGAAGACCGATTGCAAAGTCTGGATTTGTTACCGCTTGTTCCAGGACTTGATCTGTCATGTATGCTCCGTGTTTTCTAATAGAAGGAAGTACTTCAATCGCTAACCAATCTTGAAAAGCTTCTGCTACCTCGTTACTTGTTTTGAAGGCTAATTTGTACACTAAAGGTTCTGGAATTAAATCTCCTTTCGCCACTTGTGGCGAATTCTTAGGAAGGTAAGAATTAACTCTGTTCCATCTCACATAATTCCTTCCATTTTTGATGTCAACTATTCCTAAACTCTTAGCAACTTGTTCTACATCAAACAGCACTTCGCCATTTTCGAATTTTGCTGATACCTCAAAAATTTCATTTTTAAATTTTGTTAGTTGATTCATGTTTTCACTCCTTATTATAAGTTCGAAAAAATCGAACTTAATATTTAAAAAAATATCGATTTTAAAGTTATCAATTTCTATTTATTCCACCCTTTTAAAAAGGTCTTCCACAGGTATTGAAAATACTCTAGAAATAGCGAAAGCTGCCTCTTTACCTGGTGATTTGGTGCCCTTAATATATTCACAAACTGTACTTTTAGATCTTTTTATCTCTTTAGCCAGCTGTATTTGCCTCATTTCATTTTCATCAAGCAAATCCGATAATTTTTTGTTGTCAAAAATCACTTTCCTGTTCACCTCGCTTACAAGTAATATTATATCAAAAAGTTCGAAAAAAGGGAACTTATTTTCAAAAAAACTTTTTGGAAACCCCATATTTACCGGTCTTAATTTTCAGATTATTTTTTAAGAGAGTTTGCTCTGAGCGAACTTTTATAATAAAATGTACTTAATTACAGTAACACTACTTCAGTATTACTGCGGTACTAATGAAGTTATTTATAAATTAATCATATATAAGTTTGAATTTGATAAAGAGGGTGAATTAATTATGCGTGGGGATAGAGTAAAACAATTAAGGAAAGAAATGAAGTGGACACAAGAAGAATTAGGTAATCGTGTTGATTTAAAGAAATCAACAATATCAGAGATAGAAAACAATAAGAAAGATGCTGGCAGAAAGGCTATTACAAAAATTGCTACAGTTCTAAATTGTACTACTGATTACTTGTTAGGACTTTCTGATGATCCGGAACTTAAAGAAGAAGAAAATAAGATTGTTACTGAAGAAGGTAAAAACATAATGTCTTTAATTGAAAGTCTTCCAGAAGAAGAGCGAAAGAAAGCTTGGGAACAATTAGAGATGTATGTTACTTATATGCAAAATAAAAAGAATGATTAACCAAAGAAGACAGCCCCCACAATGGCAGTCTTCTTTTTATGTATTTGCTTTTTCTTTATATGACTCATCAAGGCATGCCTTTAAAATTTCCTCTGCTTTTACCGAAGTCCCCAATTGTAAACTTAATTTTATTACTTCCCTTGCTAATTGTTCTTTCGTCATCATAAATTCTCCCTGTATCATCTTTGTAGTTTATGAATTTTTCACAATATATCACTTTTTACTTAAATTAAGAAAAAGCGAGTTTCCTCAGAAAGCACAAAAACCAACGCCACCTATTTTTATGTCCATATTATACCACAAAGAAGAACGTACGTTCTTAAAGATGTATATTATTTAAATATTTTCCTACCAATATATTTTTTTAAATTAATAAAACTAAAACCTCAGCCAATGATGATATTTTGATTTGGAATTAATAGATAAAATAAAAGAGAGCTTTTGCTCTCTTCTTTCCATTATTAAAATTAATAATAAGTTCAATGACATCCAACGAGCTTATGAGGAGCTAGATGGACATCAGCAAGGCCGTTTTGCAAAACAAGTTTCATTGTACGTGGAAATGTTGTAAAACAACAAAGATATACTGTGATTGGATTTCATAATAAAGGAAATTATCCTCATTTGCCAGAGAGGAAATTGCCATGATAATGCCGTCATGGAAAGCTTCTTTGGTCATTTGAAAAGCCAAGCTTTCTATTCACAAAAGATATCCAACACAACTGTGCGAAAGATTGTGCTAGAATACATTCATTACTACAATTGTGTGCGAATTCAAGAAAAATTAAACCACCTATCCCCTAAAGAATATAGGGAACAGATGGTTTAGGTGTTTTGATAGGTGTCCCGGTTTCGGGATTCACTTCAAAAAGAGAAGCGGTTTTTTAGAGAAAGATAGCTCCTCCTTCGCTAATTATGTAAATATATAAAAGGAACTAAGGTTTTGCACTATCCATAAAACGAAAAAACCGCTATTCTTTCTGTAGAATTATAGGAAAGGGATGCTTTAACTGTAATACATAATTAAATAACGAGGAGTAATTAGAATGAAGAAAGTTTTAAAATCCCTATTTTTAGTGGTAGCCGGTTTACTAGTTTTCCTAAGTGGTTTAACTTTAACTTGGTTTGCTGCAGAAAACCAAGACCAATCGACGGTGGTAGATGTAAAAGCGATGACTTTTAATCTAAGATACAAAAATAACAATGATTCATCACCACACACTTGGGATGAAAGGGTTCCTACCGTTAAAAGACTGATTGATATGGAGAATCCTGATATCATTGGGACACAAGAAGTGTTATATACACAACTACAAGATTTAGAAAATACTTTACCTAAGTATAATTGGATTGGTTTAGGTCGTGAAGGCGGAAATCGTGGAGAATACTCTGCTATTTTTTATAAAGAAAAAGATTACACCGTACTAGAGTATGATCATTTTTGGTTATCCGATACACCAGAAGTAATTGGTTCAAAAACATGGGGAAACAATATTCCAAGAATGGTTACTTGGGCTAAGTTTCTTGATAAAAAAAGCAACCAACAGTTCTATTTCGTCAATACACAATTTGATCATCAATCCGCCAATGCAAGAGAAAAAAGTGCAGAATTAATTCTTGAAGTAACAAAAGAATTTGATCCAGAGTTACCGGTTATTTTAACAGGCGACTTCAATGCTGGACCAGATAGTCTTCCACACCAAATTTTAACAAGTGACGGAGCATTTGACGATTTATGGGAAACAGCTGAGACAAGAATCAATGAAGAATTAGGAACATTTAATGGTTTTGTTCATCCTACTGGTAAAGGACCTGACAACCGTATTGACTGGATTCTCGGGAAAGGAAACCTTATAACTAATGAAATTGAAATCGTTAACTATCAGAAGAATGGACAATTTCCAAGCGATCATTTCCCAGTGATTGCTGACATCTCCTTAACTTACAACAAATAAGAGAATAAAATGAGCCAAGACCATTGATATAGTTGAATGGTGTTTGGCTTTTTTGAGTTACGGGGTATTGTGAAATAGAACTACTGTAAAGTAATATTGGAATGATCTTCCGATTGGGCGCGATTGTAGTAGCTCATAGGTAGAAAATGATCAATCTTTTTTATAAAAACCAAACTTAAATCTACTGAAAAAGAAACCATTTTTATCAATCTTTTTTCAAAATGGATTTTTTTTATTTGTCTTATAACACGGGTCTGCTAGGTATTTTTGATCAAACCTTATTTCAAAGCAACAATTATAAGGATTCCTTTTTTTGTATCTAAAATTTACACCTTTTGAAACACACTTCTTCCCACAATAAAACCACATCCCCCTATAGATCTGATAGAAAACATTATTCAATATTTGTACAACATAGGTGAAATTTTTTAATTAGAACAAAGGAGGATTTCTCTAATATCCATCGGTAAATTCTCATCATTCTTACCAGTGAGGGCTACGGCTCTCTTTTTTTATTTTCGTTCGACAAAATCTGACATACCAGTTGTAACCGTTTCTGTTATGATAGTTTCGGAAATCTTACATTTTACATAACTGGAGGAAAGAAAATGTATAAAAAAATGGGTACAATTGCTTTAGCGGGAGCACTTGCTTTTAGTTTAGCGGCGTGCGGAGAAACAGAAGTTAAAGAAGTAAGTAAAAACGATGCTCCTAAACAAGAGGAAAAAAAGGACAAAAAATCATCTACTGAAAACAAAGTTTATAAAATCGGGGATACAGTAGAAGTTAATGGTCTACAACTAACTTTCAGTTCAGCTAAATTCGTTGAACCTAACGAATACATCAAAGCTGAAAAAGGCAAAGTTTTAGAAATCGCATTTAATGCTAAAAACAACGGCAAGAAAGATATATATTTCGGAACTTCTGAATTAAAAATCGCTGACGCTGAAGGTAACCAATTCAAGGAGTACTTTGGTGGAGGAGATTCATTCATAAACGAAAATATTGCACCAGGTAACCAAATCACTAACAAAATGACATTTGACGTTCCAGAAGGTGATAAATTCGTTGGTACATTCAAACCAACATTTACATTTGATGAAAAATCAGTCAAATTCGAATTTGACGTTGCTAAATAAGGAGAACTAAAAATGAAAAGAACAGCTGAATTTGTATTAGGACTTATTGGTGGTATTTTTGGTATTATTTGTGCATTTATTGCATTATTAATCGGTGGTATGGGAGCTGCTTTCGAAGCTGAAGGCGCAAATACGATTATCGGATTAGGTTGGGGAGCTGTAGGCCTATCAATCTTAGGGATTGTTGGTTCTGTTATGGTAAGAGGTAAAGCGAAAGTTGGAGGTATTATGATGACTATCGCTGCTATTGGTGGATTTATTTGTATTTCTATCTTCTTCTTATTACCAGGAGTATTATTATTGATTGGCGGATTAATGGGGATCTTCCGTAAAGATAAAGCTGCTTTATCTGCATAACATGAGCACTCGAAAGAGTGCTTTTAGTTTGCTCTCAGACATAAATAAATTTAGGGGTGATGTATATGAAGAAAGGATTTATAGGGATATTATTGGCTGCTACATGTCTTATATTCACTGGCTGTTCAGCAGACATGAAAGTTGTAGAAGAAGATGCTACGGAGAAATTACAAGATAGCAAGTTGTCTCCATACATTGAAAAGGCTAGTTACAAAGAAGGTGGTAAAACAGAAAATAGAATTTCAGTAAACATTAATATAAATGTAGATGAACGATTCTCTGATTTAGAAACAATGGAAAAATATGAAGTGATGCAAGATACTATTACTAAGATACAGGGAACGGCAATTGACTGTGGTAATGACAACCGTTGTTTGTATGATAATTTGCATATTACTTACGGCGATGACAAATACACAATGGGTGTCTATGACAAAGAATTACTCATTAATGATAATGAAAAATATACAAAGTCAAATTATTATTCTGATATGAATCAAATAAAGAAAAAAGAAGAACCTGTTAATACTACGAATTCCGACTCAGTTCCTTCTTCATCTGCAGGTCAAGGGTCACCATCTACATATGATCCTAAGAAAGATTCCGCTAACTATGACTCTAATGGTAATTATAAACCAGTTGACCAGATGAAACCTGAGGAAATCAAAAAGGAACTAGAAGGAATGTTGGAAGAATCTTTAAATAGATAAAGTGAATAAAATATAGATTTGAACGACATTTCTCAATGTGTAAAACAACTTAACATGGTAAAATAATATTTGGATGGGAGTCCAATACATATTATTAAAATTAAAGTGGTTCAAGTCAGAGGAAGGCACCTTAGGGTGTCTTTTTTATTAGACAAAACAATATAAATTGTATTATAAATATAAAAGGATTAAAGGAAGGTAAGTGAATATCATAATTAATTTTGAACCGTTTAACTCAACTATAAATGACATCGCGATTAAACTTGCTATGGTACTGTTTATACCGTTATTCTTAGCATTGATTGTCAAAGTAATACTTATGAAATTTATGAAGGAATCCATTGCTGGCAGATTAGCATATCTATCTTGTTTATTATTGATGTACTATGTATTTAAATTTGTTACAGAGTAAAAAGGCACTTTAAGGCGTCTTTTCTTTATTTTCAAAAGGACCTGCTCAATTAATGCCTAAAAACATACAGTAAATTGAATCCGTTAAAATACATGAGTGAACCCTTGTTTTAACCTCCGATTTAAAGGAGGAACCATTATGGGATTTGGTGGTAGTTGCGGCGGCGGCTGTGGCTTTGCTGGAGGATTTGCTTTATTAGTTGTATTGTTTATATTATTAATCATCGTTGGAGCTGCTTGCTTCTGCTAAAAAAACTATCGGAAAAGACGCTCTTATATGGGTGTCTTTTCCTTATGGAAAAATCCCTACACAAAGTGCAGGGATTTTCATGCTACGAATATATAAAACTGATTATTTAATATATAACGACGTGCGCCACGTATCTCTTGGATAATTTATTGAAGTCTTTTGATATTCAAAAGTCCCTTCTTGATGCTTTGATGCGTCCCATTTATATTCCCAACCTACAATAGGATTACCACCAATTATTTGTGAGCCAATACTTTTTACATCAAATCCATTCATTTTGGCAAAAGGAAACTGGCCATATCCTATTTCTTTTGTGTAAACATATAAGTAACTTCCCCCATGATCTTTAGTTGTACTAAAACTATTAGGAGTAATGTATTCAACTCCACCCAATTGTGATTCCACTTTTACTACACTTAAAGAAGTTAGAGGTGCTGCTGGTCCTGCTGATGCCTCCGATGCCATTCCTAACCCAACTACCGCTGCCACCGCTAATGATGATATCCCTAATGTAACTTTTTTTAACATATAAACATCCCCTTGTTTTATAATAAGTACAAGTTTGATATTAGCAGAAAATTATAAGAACATTCCTTATTTTGAAAACGTTAACAAATTCTACTTTTTCCGATATGCAATTTAGCATATCGATTGACATACAGAATAATCCACCCACTACTTTCGATATAAAAACTATTTTCAAATTTAATACTATTAACTCACTAAATTCTCATCAAAAGACTGGTCGTCTATACAATAGTTTGATAAAATATAGATATCTTTTAAGAAGGAAAAGCTAATATAGATTGACTAAATAATGTAAAGAAAATGTTTTATTGCATAAAAAAAGGCTCCATTTCTGGAGCGCTCAAAAAATAATATAAGTAAATGAATTAAAACAAATAACAGACAATTAAACTATATAGATAAAAAATATATAAATCTATATATATGCAATATTGCATATTAAAACAACTATTTATTGATGCTATAATAAGCTTACTCGATGATTGTTATATTTTTTTATGGTTTTTAAGTAATACAATACCTTCTTAACACCATTGTACAATGAAAAAAAACATCTTAATCGATGTCTTCTTTTCTTATATGATAACAACACAATAAAATTAAGATGGTTCAAGTCGGAGAAAGGCACCTTAGGGTGTCTTTTCTTTTTTCTCAATATAAGAACACCAAGAACATACTATTATGTTAATACAAATTCCCTTTTGTGCAATGAGATAGTAATAAAAATAAGGCCCACCTACGATTATAGGTGGGCCTTATCTTTATTACACAATACCAAATTATACTCTCATTTTTTCAAAACTTTATGCAATTATACATAGTTACATAAAATACACCAAATAAATATTACATGTAGTAAAATATAAATTGTGGATACATTCTATAAAGCAGATTCTTTTGAAAGACGTAACGTATTGATCTCAAATCTCTTGATATTTTGTGAACTAACAATCTGGTGTATATAGACGATTCTGTTTTATAGGATGTGTTTACACGTATAACAAAGGGGTAATACGTGTATATTTATATAAAATTAAAGTAGTTCAAGTCGGAGGAAGGCACCTTAGGGTGTCTTTTCTTTTATGTAATAATGCATAGAATATTAAATTTAATAGATATTATGATATGCTCTCAAGGTGTGATACCTAATTTCTTTAAAGTGGAAAACTAAACCTTATCTACCCAATTGTGGGGGACGCCTTATGGCGTCTTTTTTTTAGGACCTGCTCAATTCAGGCGTAAAAACATAAGGTAAAGTGAATCCGTTAAAATACATGAGTGACCTTGAATTTCCCCTCCTACTCAAAGGAGAGATTAAAATGGGATTTGGTGGTAGTTGCGGTAGTTGTGGCGGCGGCGGTTTCGCTGGAGGATTTGCTTTATTAGTTGTACTATTTATTTTATTAATCATAGTTGGAGCTAGCTGCTTCTGCTAAACAAACTATCGGAAAAGACACTCTTATATGGGTGTCTTTTCTTTATGTATATTATTTATTACCCGATTCATCAGTTTTATTATAAACACATTTGGCTTCTCCAAAAAGACCACCAGTATCCCATTCTCCACCATAATGAGCACACTTCCCAGGTGTACGATCGTTTCGCATACTTGGATTTGAAGGTGGTTCATAGCCAGTATTTACAATACTACCAACAATAAATATCCCTCCAATTACAAATACCACAGCAACGATTAATAGTGTCTTCCCATTAGGACCAGTAACAATGTCGTTTACAACTTCTTTTGCTTCTTGCTGAGTTTCACCTTTTGAAAATAATGAAAGAATAATAGATATGATAAATATGAAAAATAGCACAATTATAAATACCATTACTTATGTCCCCCTACTATATGCGTATTATTAATTAACCAATAATTACCTTAAACATTATATCAGCTAAGAGACACAAAAGTATAACAAGTTATTTGTATAAATTACTTTATTAATCGATACAACATTACGATAGGATAGTTCAAGTCGGAGGAAGGCACCTTAGGGTGTCTTTTCTTTATGAACAAGATAAATTATTCAAAACGACTTTAATGCAATTATGCATATTTGATAATTATTCCCAAAAAACATTTGATAAACTAGATATTAAGTTATAGTATTATTTATGAAAGTTTTTACAAATAATAGAAAAAGAAGGGTGAATTATGAAAAAGTTTTTAATGTCAATCATGCTGTTTTCTTTAGTTTTAACTGGCCTTATAATGCCTAAAAATGCATCTGCAGCTACTGAAGAAAATGATGCTCGTGTAGAAAAAGTTGAAGTAACTAGTGTAGGTAAAAATGAGTACATCAATTATGGTGATGGTTATAGATATCGCGTATACAGCAATGGAAATGGCGGTCTTACAACGTTTACAGGTACTGCTTATGATGCACAAGGTAATAAAGCTCCTGCTGGAACTACTTTCTATATCTTTTTTGATGCCCATATCAAACCAGGGAAAATGGATATTAAATGTGTAGTTGGAGAAAATGGTAAATTTACAGGTACTGCTTCATTACCACCAGCATATGGAGATAAATTTGCTAGTGTAGGAAGATTTACACACAAATACGACATTGTAGATCTTTACTACTACAATGAGCCAGGAAGAACAAACTCTATTCAGTCAAATAATTTACAAAGCGTTTATCATTTTGCTTTTTCAATCTAAGTAATTACATGTAAACGTAAGAAGGCACCTTAGGGTGTCTTTTCTTTATATAATTTACATTAAATTAATTAAACTCTATAAACGGATGTAATAAAATAGAATTGGGTGGGAACCCATATATATTTGTGCTGTAAGAGAAGTCTTATGTAGATCAAGTAGGGAAAGGCACTTTGAGGGAAGTGCCTTTTCTTTATGTGACAAAATCATTTTTAATAAAAAGAGAAATTATAACTTTTCTATATTAATAAAGTTATAATGAGTTAGTATTTAATTTTCTTTAGGAGTGATTAGAATGGTCGAGATGCCGAATATAGAAGAAGTAAAAGGAAACTATGAAAATTACGAATACAAAAAGGCGCCTATCTTAAGAAAAAAGTTTTCGAAGATGTCTTTCTTTCATGCGCTTGATCGGACAGATAGGGAAAAATTAATTGAACGGCTTAAAGAAATCCTTTCTAGTGGGACTTTAAAATCATTGAAAATATTAAGGGAATTAAATAAATATTATGAACCAGCTCATGGGGGTACATTAGAGAAAGACATAAAAATTGGTAGAGATAATTATATATATTTCTTATTAGGTAGAGCATATAAACATAATTCGAACTTTAGTATCGTATTTGAATTACCTCATGAACAACTGAGGAAACTAAAATATGACGAGGTATTCTTTTGTAATGACTATTGTTTATATACTGAAGATAAATATGAAGACTACAGAAAAACTATACTTATGCTCGAAGATGGTGTAAATGCTATAGCTGATTGTATAGGTAATGATGTTGAAGCAGATTCCAAAAAGTACATTAGTACAAGAAAAATTAGGGGATTTTTCAATAATGATTTTTTTAAACATGAGTTTGCCGTAAAAGAATCTTTATCTATATGTGACGAAGCTGTGATAGTTCATTTGGTAGGGTTAAACGCTGAAAAAGAAAGCTTGGAAGCGTTAATTAACACAGAAAAGTACAAACAAAAGTTTGAATGGCATAGTGGACCAGTAGAATTTGAAAATTATCTAATCAAAAAATGTTCTCTATAGCACTTATGATTTCTAGGTGATACACGATAAGACTTAAATACATAAGGTAAAGTGGACCTATTAAAACCTATGGAATGCCCCCCTAGTTTTCCCCTCTGATCTAAAGGAGGCACTATTGTTATGGGATATGGTGGTAGTTACAGCGAAAGCTACGGTTTTGCAGGAGGATTTGCTTTATTAGTTGTATTGTTTATTCTATTAATCATTATCGACGGATGTAGTTGTTTCTGCTAAAAACTATTAGAAAAGGCACCTTAGGGTGTCTTTTTTTATTGGATAGCAGCTATCAAGCTAAGAATTCACCTTAAAACAAATAATATTACTATATCTATTTATTAAATAGTTTCAAATGTAAGAATATTAATGTATACTTATTCGGGTGCAAATTATAATACATATTTCAAAAGGAGAATAACTTTGAACAACACGAACAATGATTCTATTTCATTAGAGAATCAAGACATTATCAGTGACATCGATGAATTATTACCAAAACTCGAGAGGATGCAAGGGAAGTATGAGGAACGCGAGAGCAAAAAAAAGTTAGAGGACGAACCTTGGAAGAAGCGTTACGATAAGGCAAACAGTGAATTCTACAAGAGAAGCAAAACCATGTTGGATATTAAACCGTTTTTCGATTTAGAAAATACTAAAAATCATGTTCTATTAGGTGCTGGCATTCTATTATTATTGTTAATCATCTTTCCGCCAAACTCGGAAGAGTTTTTCACTTGGATTTTTGTAGATGTCGTAGCAGCATTTTTCATTTGGGTTATTCTTTGTTTTGTTGCTATAACACCCATTAATAATATACTTGATACCAAAATAGAACGACGCAAAGAGAAAATAAGTAAAGAGTTAGAAGAAATAAAAAAACGAGAATATCCTATTCTATTTGAAAATAAGCCAAGCTATGAATATATGGAAGAACAAAACAAGTACACTCAACAAGCAATCGAACCCTTAAAAAAACAATACCCTGAATTCAAATACGTACTATACGCGTCTTACGGATTTGATGATGCGATTGATAGACTTCAGTACGTCCGCTATGTGTTAGAAAGCGGACTAGCGCAAACATTCGACATTGCTGAAAATATGATGTTTGAACGCAGTGATGCAAAACGCAAACTACAAACAGCTGCAAGGAATGGGAATGCAGAAGCAATCCGTTTATACAAAGAAGATCTAAGAAGAGAAGAAGAAGCTGAAAATCAACGAAGACGTGAAGAATATGCAAGAAGAGAAGCTGAGGAAACAGCATGGTTAAAGGAACAAGACCAAAGACGTCAACAAGCATTAGACGATGAGATTCGTAGAAATAATGAACATAGTGCATATGATGCACGTCGATGGGGGAAAGATCGCCAAACAGTACGGATGTATGACGACATGCTGGACCGCAGCTATCATGAACGTTTGGAGGAAGACCGTAAATATGGATATGGAGAAAAGGATGATGCATCGGATATAGGCGGAGATCTCAAATAATGTTAGCATAGAGGGAAATGGATGACGCTCCCAAAATATTAAGTAATGTTGGATGAGAGTCAAATACATATTATTAAAATTAAAGTGGTTCAAGTCGGAGGAAGGCACCTTAGGGTGTCTTTTTATAAAATAAAAAGCTCACCTGTTTCCGTAGGTGAGCTTTATGTGATTTAGTACTTATGTATAAATTATAAACAAAAATCATTAATCCTCGTTAATTATATCTTGGATAATTCTAAAAACTGGACGGAAACTTTCGAAATTAACTTTATTAAAAGGTTCAGTTTCATCATAAATGTACTGAGCGAAATTATTTTTAGAAAGTGCTATATTTGTACTCTCATCAGTTATATTACAAACCCCACTATCAATAATTTGTATAGAATTTTCTCCGCATTTATTTTTATTTTTACATGCTTTACTTCTATCTGCACTAAGACCAAATGCAGCAGAAAATTCGTTCCCCATATATATCCTTCTAAAATGTGAATCTTCTAATTTAATATCTTCATCTGTATAATAGTGTTCTATGCAAATATTAGGAGTTGAAGTTCTATGACTTGGGATTGGTAATGTAAAGGAGTATACATTATTACCCCATTTTTTAAAGATATCACCATTATTGTTAGAAGCTTTATTTATAATATTCGGTTCATCTCTATCGAATATGGCAATAATTTTCATATCATTTTTTAATTTTGACAAAGCAGCACTTAAATTTAATAAATTACTACTACCCATATCAATTTCATCTTCAAATTTATAGAATTCAAAATTATTTTCAGACATTTGTCCATCAGATTGAAATTTTTTTAAAGCAGCACTTAAATGTTTCCAATCAGTTTTCCCTTCAGTAATTACTAAATGTTTAGGTGTATTTTTAATTTTTTCTTGTAAAAAGTTAATATTAAATGCTTCTTTAATAACTTGTTCTTCTGTCCAATTAAAGAATTCCGCTTGATCAGGTACAAGAACTTCTCCAGTAGCGGTTCTTTTCAAAACTAATACTTTATCATTCGAACGACTATCATTATGAATAACAAAAGGGGAATGTGTTGCGAAAAATAATTGTGATGTTTGAATTCCTTCGCTATTTTTGAATAGTTTTTTATAAAAATCAAGAATTTTTAATTGCCAGTTAGGGTGAAGACTAATCTCAGGTTCATCTATTAATACAACTGCACCTTCTGTTGCAAGTTTATTTCTTAATAAAAAACTTCCCCGAAATACAATTTGTTTTTCTCCTGAACTTAAATCATTTATTGTAATTTCTTTTCCAAACTCTTCAAATAAAATAGTTTTTCCATGCCTTGAGTTTGCTACTTTTTTATATCTCTTATTCGGAAAAATACTTTCAAATGCATTCTTAAATCTTTTTATACGTGTATCTCTTATTCCATCAGATACTTTAGCTGTAGGATTTTCGTTAGCCCATTGTACAAAATCTCCATTATCTAAAGATTCAATATCAACTAATAATTGAATAACCTCCTTAGCAAGATTTTCTGTAGATTTAGTTACTTTACTTTGAGGATTATCAATATCTAAATATGTAGTATAACCTATTGGATCTGAATTAAAATTAATAGCTACATCAGAAAAAACACTTTGAAAAATTTGAACATCACTTAAAATATAGGTTCCAAAATATATACTAGATGGTTCATCTACTCTTGTAATATACGCTTGGATAGCGTCTTGAGAACCAGCATTAGAATAATCTACCGTTATTATTAATTCTTCACCTAACTTATAGCCAAGCATTCTTGACTGAAAAGATGGATGTCCCCACAATAAACCTAACTCTTTTTCAGAAAGCTGAAAAGTAAATTCAGCTTTTCCTTTTAATTTTTTGAGTGAAAAGGGAGAATTAAAAAAATCAAATATAATATTTAATAACGTTGACTTCCCAGTTCCATTTTCTCCAGCTAAAATAATAGTTTCAAATGGTTTTCCATCCTCATCGCAAAAATTAAATTCCAAATCCTTATAAATCTCATGCTCAAAAAACTTTAAAGACTTAATATACATAAATTCCACACCCCTTAAATATTTAAAAAACCATAGATATCTATAATAACAAAAACAAGTAAATAAGAAGATATAAAAAATTTCACGTACTATATCCGATGTATAAAACCTAATTCAGCAATAAGACCTATTCTACCATCCATCCCCTTATCCTCTAGCCAAGTAAGTAGAAACTCTCTTATATGTTACACTATCTTAGCAAGTCATTTCCCCAGGTCTTAAACAATCTCATATTTTTCTGCTTTTCTTCGAATTTAGTGTTGACTAAAGGTCTTGAAGGTTTTTATCATGTGAGAACGATTAAGGAATACGGCTGGAAGGCAGATTTATCCCCTACTTTGAAAGACTACAAAAAAAGTAATCAATCAAAATAGATGGATAAGCGTCTTGTTTTCGCCATGCGGTCACTTATAAGGTATCCGTATGTATAGACCCTGTTCACTCAGCGATCTTCATCGCATACATCCTTTTACTATGGCTTGTCCTTGTAATATCGTCCCTACACGACAAACTGAATGTACTCCCTAGCACCTTAATGCTAACGATAACCACCCGAACCTTTTAGAGAATCGTCCCTGGGCAAGTTCTCGCCCTCCCTCACCAGAAGAACAGGATTCCAATGAGGGGTGCTGTTTTTGTAGGCGTATACTCTGTACCCCCTGCACGACTAACAGCTAGCCACGCCGTAACACGTTCCCTCTATATAGAAGCACGGAATCACGGCTTATCAGTTTTTATTTACGTGGTATCAGGCAATTCCACGCGAACCAAAACAAAAAGGCATCTCCAATACCTAAATCGCCTGTACATTCACAAGACTTCTAGGATTAGAGATGCCCTATATATATCTTTTGGACTATTAAATAATCAAAACTAGTATTTACTAGTTGATATTTATCCAAACAATAGATAAAATGGGTATATCAAAGAAGCCTCGTGAAAAGGCATAGTTGTTTAAGGTTAGTGGTGGTACACTACTTAAACGTTAACACTGTGGTTGAATACAGTTCATTTCTAGCTAAGTGGTGGTACACTTGCTAGAGCTAGTCACTCCGCTAAAGGTTGGTAGCCGATAGCAATTGGAGTGGCTTTTTGTTTTGTGTTCATATTCAATTGTTTTTAATTTATCTCGTTCACTCTTCATGATCTTCGTTTATGTAAAATATCAAATTGTGTTTTGTTTTGTAGAATGTTGCTTGTTGTGTACTACGTTACAACAAGCATTACCCTTTGTAAACAGCGAATTTACGCACTTTACGAATAATATCCCTATTTCCCTATTTCCCTATTTCCACTTATAGATATAGGGATATTTCCCCTTTTCCCTATATCTATATTTCCCTATTTCAGTTATTTTTGCTCCTTCTATCTTCAATATTAAATGATGTGTTTTTTCCTTATATTTATCCGATTTGATTACAAATAAAACCTTTTAATATCAACGTTTATGTTATTAATTTCTAACTCTATGATTCTATTGCATAACCTCAATATCATTGTTATAATTCCTATAAAGATATAGAAATATCCCTATTTCTATAGTTAGAAATATCCCTATTTCCCTATTTCTATTTTTCCCTATTTCTATAAAGGGATATAGGGAAATTTCAAAAACTATAACTGGAGTGTTAAAGATGGCTATTACAATTACGGTAGGTAATTACAAAGGTGGAGTCGGTAAAACCACAAATGCTGTATTGAACTCTTATGAATTTGCTAAAAAGGGCAAGCGTACATTACTTGTTGACCTTGATCCACAAAGTAACGCAACCAAGTCTTTAATGTTAACAAAATCAATCCTTAATCCTGATGAGATTGTTACTGTTGAAAAAACATTAATGAAAGGAATACAAGAGGGAAACCTTGACGGCCTAGAAGTGGAAATTATGGAGAATTTACATTTACTACCTTCTTACGTTGATTTTCAGGACTTCGCAAAATTCCTTTATAAAAATTGTTCTTCGGAAGCTGAAGAAGATCATTACTTTAAAGGATTACTTGAAAAGATAAAGCATAAATACGACTACATATTTATCGATGTACCTCCTATGTCACTAGAAGTTACAAAAAATGCAGTTGTAGCTTCTGATTATGTTCTAATTGCTCTGCAAACACAAGAACGTTCTCTTACTGGTGCCGAGAACTATATTAATGAACTTATCAAGTTAAAAGAACAATATGATCTTGATATTGAAGTAGTTGGCGTTCTTCCTGTCCTATTAAAAAACAACGGTAAAGTGGACGAATACATCATGGAAAATGCTCGTGAAATATTTGGAGAAGAAAACCTATTTAAAAACATCGTCCCTCAAATGGAACGCATTAAACGATTTGATGTGAATGGTATTACTGAAAAAGATAGACATGATATGAATGTAATTGAGCTATATGAAACAATTAGTGATGAATTATTATCTCGTATTGATATGTTTGAAAAGATGAAGGTTGGTGTGTAAAATGGCGAAAACTCCTGGTTTGTTAGGTAGAAAAAAAAGTAACTTTGAGCCTACTGAACCCTATGTACCAGCGCAAGGACAAGCTGTAGTTGAAAATAACGAAGTGCCAGCTGTTCCTTCTCAATCTAAGACAGAAGAAAAACAAGTAACTCGAAAAGAAAAAAGAAATGAAAAAACTGAACCGAAAAAGAAATTTAAAAATCAGCAAGGTAGTATTAAAATTTCTAATCAGTCAAAAGAAGAACTTGAAGTATTAATGAAGCTTACAAACACAAAGTTCACGTATGAGATCATCGACCTACTTATAGATCGTTATGTAGAAAATGAGCTAACACCTGATCAGAAAAGGAAATTCAAGCTCTTAACAGAGTCTTAAAAATATAGAAATATCCCTATTTAAAAATAGGGATATTTCTATATTTCTACTTTTATCTCTACATACGATACGAAAAGTAGTTTTAACAGTTTGAAATACAATACTAAATAGGAGTGGTCAATTTGGATAAAAAATACTTAGTGACTGTAACACCTGTTCAAGATAATCCCACGACAAAGAAAAAGAATTCCTTGTCAGCAGCAGACAGAAAAAATATAAAAGTATCACCTGAAACACTTAATAAAATAAAAACTATTTGCACAATGAAAGATATGAAAAATTATGAGCTTATTGATGAAATATTAGATTACTACATTGCTAATACATTGAATGCACATGAGCAAAACATCCTAAATGACATAGTTTCTGACAGAAAATAAGCCCTACTTTTTGTAGGGCTTATTTTCGTTTTGAGGACGCTATAAAATTCTTAAGTTGATGGACATGGGGTACCGCCAGTATTTTTGAAAAAACCCACGCTAAGCAAAAAAACGTCAATTCTATTATCTTTTTAAGATAAAAAGATATAGAAAAACAAATTATTCTTTATACCTATTTACGGATTTCCAATCATGACTTCCCTTTTTTTGATAATATGTAAAGTTAAAAGGATAAGGTACTTCGTTACCACCACTTGTTTTGGAATTAGTTAAAACTCTCAATTCGACAGTCCTCACATCACTATCAGGTGAATCCTGCTTACTATCAGATACAACCTGAACTCCCTCAATTTTATAACTAACTATTGTCTCTTTTTTAATTTCCTGTTCTAATGATTGTTTAGCCTGCTTCTTCGCATCACTTTCAATCTCCTGGAATTCGCCTCCCAAAAATCCTGATATCGTTTTAATTACGAAACCAATTACAAAAATAATCCCTATTGCCTTCCAAATTTTCTTATTCAACATGTTTTCTCCATTCACTTTTTAATATTCAGTTCATTTTTTACCATATTTTGTTTGGTATCTAATACATTTTAGTATTTATATATATTGTAGTAAAGTTAAAAACCACAAAAAAATACATTAAATTAGTAAAAAAAACGTTTCTATGATTCCTTCTAACACCCTATTGCCTAATTATTAGCATCAAGAAAAAGTGGATCCCTACTCTCACAAGGAATCCACTCTTTCTTTTCCTACAACTCTATTTTTATACGTCCCTCCCCAAAACCTCCACCACGGCTTTTTCTTCTCTTTCGATGCATTAATCTTTGAATGGTGCTCCTTCATTAATATCATTCTTTTTCTTTTAATCTATTAGTTTAATCCAATTTTCGATCACTCTAACAGCTAAGTCTCTATGCACTCTTTTTCAAATTAATCTTATAGTAAACGATATTTATACCCGATGTCCAAAAAGAATGTAATTGACTTATTAAAAAAATAAATGTAATATATAACTAACAAAAAGAAATATATACATGACATTTAGTTACATATATATTTCTAAGGAAGGTGGTTTAATGAAAAACAAGATAAAATTGGCACGAATTGAAAAATCCTTAACACAGGAACAATTAGCTCTTCAAGTTAAAGTAGCTAGACAAACAATCGGTTTAATTGAAAAAGGTAAATATAATCCAAGTTTACAACTCTGTTTAGCAATTGCTAAAGCTTTAGACAAAACTTTAAATGATTTATTCTGGGAGGTTGAATAACGTGATAAAATCATGGTTATCTATTTTATTACCAAAGGATGAATATAAAAAACAAAAAACACTTTACTTTTTAGCTGAAGCCTCAATAATTCTTTTCATTACTCTTATAATTTTATTCAGTATCCACCGAATTTTCCCTAATTTAGAACCTAATCCTGAAATATCTATAGGAATGAGTATTTCTATTTTTGTGATATATATATTCACGAGATATATACTTTCGGGAATTGAATATACAAATATCACAACAGAACAGGAATTTAAAAAAGAGAAAAATCGTATTAGTTTAAATTCATTAAAATTTATTTTAGTATTTTTTATAGCATACTCATTCATAATCGGTATCCCAAAAACACAATCACAATGGATTGACCTTGTTATCCTTATATTACTAAGTGGAATTTTCATGTTTTCATTAGGATATGTATCCTTAAGACGATCATATAAAAAAAATAAAGATTTACTAGATTAGAACAAAAAACTCTTCTTATTTAGAAGAGTTTTTTGTTCTAATCTAGTAATAATCTTATGAAATTATTACTTTTTCGCTAAAAATTTATTAACGATAAACATAAACAATGTCATTAATACAGAGACTCCCAACATGTCTATAAAAGTTACATCTGCATCTACTTTAATTCCTCTGTAATATATATATTGTAATAACAAAGCAATAGGAAAAATATAAAAAACACTGTTCCTTTTCATCTCAAGTTAAAACCTCACATTTTTTATTTTCCGATACATGAAGTTCCGTACCAAGCTAGACTAGCTGCAAAGCCTACAATTCCACCTTTGATTGCGTTTTTCCCTACTACTTTAGCTAATTCAATAGCTAATTGTTGCCAAGCTTGTCTTTCAATAAGCTTCCACATTCCACCACTAATAAATCCAATTCCTGTAGCATCAATAATTTTACTACCTACACAAGAAGACCAAGAATATTGAATACCACCTTTATCGATTTTTCCTGTTGGTGAATCTTGAAGCCCACGTAAATTATTTGTGGATACTTCTTCCCCATTAGCAAAGTTAACAAAAGTAGTGATAGCTAATACATTTTCTTGACCAAATTTATCAGCTATTTTCTTTTCATCTACTACATACTTCCCATTTTCAATAGTAGATGCTTCTTCAAATACAAATTGAATATCTGCTGCTAATTGTTTCATTTCAGCAGATTCTTGATTAACTTCTACCGGATTAATAGATTCAGCTGCAAATGAAGTACTTGAAATACCACCTACTAATAACATCGTTGCTAAAGCTCCAGATAAAATTTTCTTAGTTTTTTTCAACGTCTTTTCCCCCTATAATTGTTTTATAAAATTCTAATATTTTAGATTTTTCGGAATAGAATATTAGAATGTTTGACAGTTAAAATTTAACATATAACCCAAAGTTATGTTATTGATAAAAACCATTCTTAATATTCGTAATATTTAAATTACTTTAAATTCAACTTATGAAATTACCTTCATATATACCATGAAAAAAATAAAAGGGAAAAGCATTATATATCGCTTCTCCCTTTTATTTCATAAACAAAGTACTTATACGTCGTTGCTACCAGAACCTCCACCACGGCTTCTTCTCTTTCGCAGCAGCAACCTCATCCCGAAACTCCTGCATCATTTTCTTCGTTTCCTGCATTTCACGCAGCGTCTTCATAAGCGTCTCGTCTCGAGCTTCCAATCGTTTTTCCACTCGCTCATTATGCGCTTCTACGTTTGCCTTGATTTCCTCATTACTTTGCTTGGCCTGCTCACTTAATCGCTTCTCCATCGCTAACATACTCTGATTCATTTCTTGCGCCATAACGCTGTACTGTTCCTGTAATTGCTGTTTAATGTGGAATGGCACTAAGTCCGTTTTCTCAGACTCTTCTTGAATCAGATCCGGATTAACTTTTTCTATTTGCTGCGCAATCATCTTCGCTGCCTTCTCTAGCGTCATACCGTCATGCTTACTAAGCTCAATTAATTTCTCAATCACCATAATGTCACTGTCTGTGTATTGGCGTCTGCCACGATTATCTTTCTTTACAGCGAATCCTTCGCGTGATAATACTTCCATGTACTTTCTAAGAGTGCTATCGGATATTCCTAGTCGTTTGTATACTTCACTAGCGGAATAAACAATTTCGTCCGTCATAGCGTCACAACACCTCCTAGTGACAGTATTCCGTGAGAAATTATAAATTCCTCCTTAAACAAACAGGCTTTATATTTGTTTGTGCTTATAATTTATCCCAATATTTTTAGACATTCTTTTAAAAGTACTTCATTATCTACAATTATTAAGCATAATTTCTTTCTAGTTCTAGTTAAAATTTGAAATAACATTTTTGTTGGATGATAATAAGAACTTCTATCGCCTACTAATTTTCCATTTGAATCATAGGTAAACGTCTCACCTATAACCGCAATAACATTGTCATATTCTTGGCCTATTACAGAGTGTGCATTTTCATTAGCGTGAATAGTTATATTGTCGAGCGAGCTCCAATTGTACTGTGAAACTGTATAATTAATGGTAACCCATCCACTAGATTTTAATGATCTAATCATACTATTAGCTTCTTTAATACTAGAAAAATATTGAATTTCGATATTATTATATTTTTGTTGGGACGTTCGGTTTGAACGACTGAATAAATTTTTTATAAAGGTGCTTATTTCAGGATTTGTTCTAATTTTTTGAGTTAGAACAAATTTTTTGTCAATAATAGTATCCAAGTATTGAGGGATATTCCTATTAATCTCAGATACACTAAGGCATTGTTTAGGGTCAAAAGAAAATACGCACGTAATTTGTTCTTCAATAGCATATTTGATTATTTCTTCCAATTGCTCTTTATAAATTCTTTGTATTTCATCTATGACAATTACATCAAATTGACCTGAGAATATGGTTTTATATCTTTTTACTGGGTATATGTTCCACGAATAATTATCATTTAATGTATCATGTCCAGTATTTAAATTTCCGCAATGTAATATAGCCACTTCTTTCCCCTGGTCTCTATACTGTTTCGCTATATCATAAACAAGAAGGGTTTTCCCTGTTCCAGCTGCCCCTTCTATTGCAAACAGATTTTTTTGATTATTAGAGTCCAATTTAAATAACTCTTCTTTAATAGATTCTTGAAGTTGAGTTAAAAAATACTTATTTTCTATAAACCTTTCTGTTGAATTAAAAGGTGAAACTAAATAGTTAGTCGGATCAAATAACGTATTTATATCCTCCGCTTCAAGAGTATCCTGATGTATAATTTTATCATTTAAAAATTCGAAACTTGATTCTGAAATAGAATTATCCTCGTTTAGAAAATAAAGTTTATCTTCACTGGTAACATAAGTGAAGTTATAAGCATCTTCCCCTAAAGAATTAAGGTAGTATTTATTTTTAATAAGTTGTTTCTGAATTTTTTCTCTTGTACTTTTTCTTTTTAGTTCAATATTAATATGATAATTAGTACCTAACCGTAATAAATCAAATTCCTTTCCTATTTGCTTGATTGTAAATCCTATATAGTAACAGTTAAAAATTTTCTTCTTTTTCGTAATGGATTTTAATCCATTAACTAATGCTGTTATATCGTCTAATTCAGCTGGCTTTATACTCACTCCTAATTTTTCTAAATAATTTTGAAATGTTTCTGGAGAAAGGTCTTTTTTTGCGTTAATTAGTGATAATAAATTCATTGTCTGTTGAGTCATTTTCTAGATCCGCCTTTTTATTAATACACAAATTTCCACCTTATATTTTAACAAATCTATATATTACTATTCAAATAAAATAGATATAAAACTTATTATTATACGCTATATATCCTTATCAATCTCAACAAGTAATCTCATAAACAACGGAATCATTTGAACTACAATATAACCAATCCCTGCTCGAGAAGTCAGCGGAAATCCCCGTTCCTGGCTACCTACCATAATGAATAGCCCACCGCATAACGCTACAACGGATGCGATTGGACTCGAAACGGAATTTAAATTTGATGAGTTAGTTAATATAAATTTAAAAAAGCCGCCCAACAGGACGGCTCTTTTTTTGTTAATCAAACTATTCTTTTTCTTTATTTAACTTCATACCACCAACCTTTACGGTCAAGGTATCCCTTCATTGCATTCAGTTGCACATCTGAGGTTGGTTCAGTAACGAAGTACGTTAATCCATCCGATTTCAAAATGAATGTAGCGGTCATTTTTACCGATGTTAATGCTTGCATAACCTCCTGTGCTTCATACGGTGAGAAGGCACCCGTTTGGATGATGTTTTGTTTTGATGGTGGAGTTGCTACATTCGAGCTTCCTCCGCTGGTTTCTTGTCCAAAGTAGGCAAAGATTACAGCTGAAGTGATTGCATCCACATTCCATTTAACCATATCCCCATCGTTATCTATAAAACCAGCTTCTACAAGAAAGAATGGACAGTTACTAGAGCGGATTACTCCAATGTCTGGACGTATCTTAGCTCCGCGGTCTTTCCATCCAGTACGCTTAGCTATTTCTGCTGAAATACGAGCTGCCATAGGCGCTTCATTTGCAGAGTAGCAAAGCACTTCTACTCCGTGTCCATTTCCATCAGAAGCGTTGAGATGCCATGCGAATCCTACATCATTAGGTCTATCGTTAATATTCCTAACTTGATTACCTACAATAGCGTTGGCTGTACGACCTACATCGTCAGTATCGTCCTCTACAGAATGACCTAGAGAACATAATTTATTAATGAAATCACTATTACACTCGCGATCCATTAGATGTTCTTTACGGTTACCCCAGTTAGCTCCTGGTACAATAGCATTGTGTCCTCCGTGGCTTGATACTCTCATTATTCAACATCTCCTTTTCTATCTTCTTGTTTTTGTTTACCACCTAAAATTTCAACTGCACTCGTTAATGCTGAAGGTAAAGGGATTCCCATACGCCCTGCATTTTCTAAAAGAGATAACAGCTCATTTCCGATAAAGAAAAAGATTGTCGCTTCACGAATGGCGCTATTCGTTCCTATAATCGCATCAGCTTGAGTGGCTGCTGCGACCAAAAGAAAAAGCACCACCTTTTTGGCGATGCCTTTGAATCCAACTTTACTTTTTAACTCTCCGTTATATCCTGCTGCGAATACTCCTGTGATATAGTCGATAGCTTCCATGATTACTAGAACTTTCAATGTTGTATCCCATCCTCCCAAAAAGTACCCGCAAAAAGCGCCGAAGGTAGTTATAAATGTTTTCATTAATACATCAATGCGATCCATCATTCCACTCCTTTATTCAAAATAAAAAAGCCTGCTGCTGCACGCTCGTTTTTAAAATTCGTATTTTTTATATTAAATAGCCTACAACCGTGTTATCTACAATTAAATCTTCTCTCCCATTGTCAGTTAGGTATTTATCGATACGCTCTTTATACGCCTTCATTTTTATAATGATAAACGCATACGTAAAAGCTCCATCGATTATTCGTTGTGCCATGTATTCAGCCATTAGTTACCACCTCCTTCAAGTGTTTCTGGAGTAGTAGAGATGATTAAATCATCAATCGTCGATTGCATAAGTACCAAACGTTTCCTGCCCTCTGCTAATTGACCTGGAGTTGGATTTTGTATAATCATTTCATCTATAGCCTGCTGCATTAATTGTTGTTGTTTTTTAATTTTTTCTAACTCTGAAGGTTCTTCTTTTGGATATTTAAATTCCGGTTCAACTGTTCTAACCCATTTACCACCCTCGAACTTAGGATAGTAAATACCATCCGGACAAATCTCTAAAGTGCAATTTGCAGGAACGTCAGGTTCATAGCCTATAACAACATCTTCCTCGTATGGAACTTTAATAGTTTCATACTCTGCATGTTCCATTACACAATCAAGACATTCGTATTTACTGATTGGCTCTTCATTTTCTTGAGATGGTATATACGTCCCATCCTGAATGGATTGATGTAGCTGACAAAGCTTCTCTTCAGTGACAATCTCTCTCGTTTCTTCTCGGTATAAGGTTTGTTTCTCATAAATCAGTTTCTCTTCCAAGGGAATCATTTCAGTGAATCGCCCTTCAGAGTTATAGCAGTATCCATAGTATTGAGTCATTTAACTTCCTCCTCTTTACGGAGTCACAAAAGTCTGAAGTATTCTGTAACGTTTTCCTTTAGTGTCCAAATGGATTTCCCCGTTGAATCTAATTAATAATCTCGACATAGTTCCATCTGGTGATGCTATATCTGTAGTGAGTGAACCTATAGGACGTACTCCTTCAGGAAGTGTTGTCACTATAGGATTCGTTGAGTCGGCATTTCGAGTTACGTCCAACATCAAAGTGACAATGTTTCCTCTTCTAACGATATTCTGAACTGTCCCACTTGTAGGAGTGAAATCACTCGTGATAACTAAGTCAATTGTGGTGTCTTTGGGGGTTGAGACACTTCCGTCAGGTTTTATTCTGAATGCTTTATTCCACTCCCAATCAGCTCCACCTACTGTAGCACTAGGCACGAAAGATAACTCCCCATTACCTGACTGGTATATTCTCCAGCGAATAGCTGTAGAGCCTCCCCCTTGAATTAGCCCTGAACCGTTTGTCTCTACAAAGTTAATCCCTGAAAACTTAAGAGGGCCATCCATAGTATCCCCTGTTTTTTGAACAGTTTTATCCTTATCAGCTAACTCTTTCCATGCAGACCAGTTACCAGTGTTAACCTTTGTACGGTAATACTGTTGAGGGGCACTCCATCTAGTGGCATGTTGTACCCAACTAGAAGCGTTAGCCACTTGGAAGGTCTCTATTAAGTAGTACGCTGTACTCCCGTCTGGTGAGTTTTTTAGTTCGTTGCCAAAGTATTTACCTACAGTAGTTAAGTCGTTACAGTCTAATTTGTGACAAGGGTGAGCTTGACCGTCATCGTTTGTTAGTTTTACATTCTGAGTAATAGAGTCATCAGAGTGTTTTACCCATCCAATCCAGTTTCCATTATCAATATAATTAGTGAAGAAACCACCTTTAAAGTCTTTAGCGAGAACAAGCCCGTATCCATCTGCATTTAAAAATGAAATACCTCTCCATGAAGCCTTTGAAGGAACTGAATTGATTACTGATCCATGGCAGTAGATAGTGTTCATCCCTGCTCCTGTATTTTTAATAATCAACAAGATGTCAGATGCTGGATCAGACGTACTTATCGTCTGAGTACCATTATCCTTGGTAATTTTCTTCATCTGAGCTGTATCTGATAATGCTACAGGGATATTGCTATAAGAAAGAGTCCCATCATCTTTTAGTTGTAGATATTTCCCCGTAGTCATATTACCTAAATACGCATCTGAAGCACCGACTCCAACGACTGCTTGCTTAGGAGAACTTCCTGCATACAGTCTAGGAACTGTCAGGTTCCCAGTCATGGTATCTCCTGTTCTTTTCACTGCTCCATCCGCTTTTGCACCAGCTGCAATAATTCCATCAATATCCTTACCCTCGAACTTCTTTCCTGCTTCAATAGCTTTTTGAATTATGGTAAATTCATTTGTACTCTCGATTGCTTCATTACTTGCTAACGATTCATTTACTATAAAAAAGAACTTTTGTGAATCAATCGTTCTATCTTCTTCTTCGATGTGGATCTGCGCGATAACATTACCGACAGCAGCTAACGTTTGTGTTTTTAATAGAATTTGATACTTCCCTTTTAAAACGTTAATTGGCTGACAATCGTTCTGAAAGATGCGAGTTCCATCTGGTTTTTTAAATGACATCCGTACTGATTTCGCCTGACTTAAATCTAGTTCCGCTCCCTTATTTGTTATTGTTAGTAGTAATTTAGCGGAGTTTCTGTCATTTTGCGAGAATCGAATGGCGCAAGTCGTTGATGCATCAGTTACTAAATCGACGTTTATGTCATACGTTTTGAACGTCATATCACCACTCCTTTACAAAATAAAAAGACCAGCCTTTGCTGCTCTATCTGTTTTATCTAATTAAATTTTCTATTCTGGGACCGTCTGTTGTTTCTCCTGTGCTGCTTGCGTTATTCTATCAAGACAAGATTTACAGATTTCTTGGTTACCAACGTTCAGAGTATTAGTGTTAGTACCGCAAATGCTACAGAATTTCTCTGCGGTTCTAATAAATAGATTAGAAGTATTAGAGAATAACTCTACTTTTGTATTCGGTTGAATACCTGCTGTTTGTAGCATATCTAACGGTACTTTGATTGTTCCATCTTCACCAACTGTTGCTAAAATGCCTAAAAACTGAGCCATATTTTCATTTCTCCTTTCATTTATGATCCTGTTACAAACTTCCAGTCAGTATCGAAATAATAAAGCCCAAATCCTTTGTATCCATTACCCATCCACAAAGTACCTTTTTGCGAACCTGGTGTAGCACCAAATGAATTGAATCTAATACCTGGCGTTTCAATGGGAGCTGTAAAATTCGCTCTTTTGGATGTAACCCAAAGACCATCTTGAGCCACAATACCGATATTCCCTTGCGCTGTCATACGGATATTGCTTTCAGCACCATTTAAATCTATAAATTTTAAGTAAAGCCCCGTACCATCTTTATAAATGGTACCAACGTTTCGTCCAGATCCGTCACCCTGTCCTAAAGTAATATAAGGATTATACGTGCTACTGTTGTACTCATTCTCAAATCCCATTATCATTTTAGGGACACCCTGATTAACGAACTTCAACACTTGATTCTGCATATGAATATGTTCTCTACTATTACTAGTTTTAATGGTCATGCCCTCTAGCAACCCTGCAATTAACCATTCTGCTCTTATTTTACCAACAAGATCAATAAGTTCTGATTTTATAAGTACACTTTGTGGATTAATATTTAGCTCAGAAGCGATATCACCTTTTCCGACTTTTGCACTTATTTGTTGAGCAGTAACTTTTAAATCAGCCACTAACTTTTCCAGCTTTGTATTAACAGCTTGGGCATTTAAAATAATAGATTGATTTGTTTTTTCAATACTTGTCTTCATAGCAATTAATCTATCATTAAAATCGTTAGATGTGTTTTCTAATTGATTTTCTAGTAGCTTCAACGCTTCATTACTTGCTTTATCCCACAAAGAATTTCGAATCTTGTTGTATAGCTTTTGCATCTCTTCTCTTGTATCGATGATTTCTATATAATCACCAAATACATATTTATTTTCAGATGGATTTGTAAATGATTCATCACCAGCGATAGCACGAGCGATTAAATATAATTTAGGGGTAAACCCTGTATCTTTAATCCTTATAATGTCACCTTCCGTAATTTCCTCATGTGACAATCCAAATATCTTATCAAGCGCAATTGCATCTACTTCATATTGAACAGAAGAATTCATACGTTTTTTAAATTCAATTTTCATAAGTGCCATTAAGCGTTCAGGCGACATGTTTTGATCTTCTGTTTCTGGTGTATAAAAACCGAATTTATGTTGACCATTTTCGTTCCAACGTTGAAAAGCTGAACTATCGACAATATAAGGGAGACCATTATTAATACTCTCTACCGTTATTAATTTGTCATTTTCTCCTCTTACAAATCCGACTAGCGCCGTACAAATATTACTTGAATTCTCTCTCCGAACAATACCTTTTAAATCTTTACCTAAAGTGACCTCTTTGCCAGTATCTCTGCCTCGTCTTTGCACCATATCTACATAACGGCCAACAATTCGAGAACCAATAACTTCAGCTCGATAAACAATTTCTAAATTAAATAACGAGGCTATGTCTTTCAGAAATTTAAGCGGATCGATAAACTCTTCGATTGTCATTGTATGAAAACCTGAGTATTCCGTAATTCCACGCTTCCACTTGGTTCCTACAAGTGCCATATCAATGAATTCATTCACAGTCTTGCTCTCGATCCGTTGGGGTTTAATAACCCCTTCCTTTTTCAATAAAACCCATTCTGCAGAAGCATATACCGTAAGGGAACGGCCATCTGAACTTTTAGCTGTATCATCGATTACATACGGGACTATACGCCCACCACTAACTTCTTTTAGAACTAAATTTTGTTGCATTAATGTTGCGGCTTGCTCAGTTCCATCAAAAACGGTGAAATCAAATATATCTACATTATTTTTAATTTCCCAATGACGTTTATCGTCCCAATAATCACTTGATTGGAGAGCAGATACAATTTCACCTGATTGGAAATCTGCAATATGAAGTGTTCCGCTTGACTTTCTCATCGGTATCTCTCCCTAAACGAAACTGTCGCTTTCACATCAGGTGGCGATATATCAATTCTGTTATATCCCTTTATAATTGTCGGAAATTCACTGAAAATATCCTTTATATTTATAGCGTTCTTACCATTGATTGTGACGAGACTTTTTTCGGTATCAATGATAATTCTGTCGCCAACATCATAGATATATGACCTTGCATTCTCATCAACCTTATTCACTTTCCAAATTTTCAAATCATCAATTTGCATGATATCAACTGGTGTGTAGTTATCCCACTTACAAATTGCAATCATAACTTGCGCGATTTTTCGGTTTGTCATTGGGGTATTATCTAAATCGTTCCATTGTTCAACTAGGGAAGCGCCATCTGTTTCGGTACCATCTATAAATTTAGCTACATAAACAGACCATTGTTTCCCTCTTCTAGCAATTCTTAAGCGACCTCGGAACTTATTAAATGTAGTCGTGTATCCTCCGCTTGTATCTACTAATTTCTTAATACTATTAGGCGTCCCGCTGTTCCCAACTCTCATATAAGCTTTTGTAATTTCAGCATTATCGTATAGATCGTTCATATTGATGCGAGCTACTATATTGCTTACATCATCTAGCAGTAGAACTTCACAACGTCCCATTTCTCCAATGCTTTTGGACTGAAAGGTCATCCATGTCTCCATTTCAAAATCTTGTAATGGTCCACCTGGAATGTTTTTCTTAGCTATTGCGCCATAGAACCCTTTATCTTGCCCGAAATTCTCACAATACAGTGCATGTCCACCTCTTGACTTGAAACTACCTGTACCCTTCATTTCTTCAACTTGCCCAGTAACAGAAGTCCATCCTACAGGTGTAGTCATTTCATCCCACATGACACGTTCGCGCGCTTGCACTGGTATTTCCTCTACATTTCGTGGATAACCCAGACGGAAATAATCACGATTATTCGGATATTCTCCAAACCAAACATCTAAAAATGTTGATGGCTTTTTAACCTCAATTTCGATTATTGGCGGCGCTTCTACGCTTCCCTGATTCGTTAAGTATGCGGTTGTTTCAGTAGACCAACTTTGAACAAATTCGCCTTTTTTAGTTGTTCCTAATTTGTAAGGCATTGGACAAATAAATGTAAGTGTTCCTTTTCCTCTAAACACCAACTCTTCTAGGTCAACACTTCCATCTAATACCGCTAAATACGTTCTATCCGGTTCGTCATCAAAAACTAATTCACACGGTTGATCTGTCATTAACCAACCTGCTAAATCTTCTTTGATTTTTTGTAAATCACTCTGATTCTTCGCTTTAATAACAAAAGGAACGTCTATTTGACGTTCCTCTGTTACTGTATTTAATAAATACCCACCTGGTCGATGCGGTACCTTTAATAATTCTCTCCGAACAGGGGCTAACACCGGACGATTAAAGCCCATCAATGTAAAGATATAATCTTTGCGAATATTATTAAATGTAAAACTTGAATTACCCAGGATTATTTCCTCCTCTTCTAAGAAAATTTAGCTAATCTAATTGCATTTCGATCATTAATATCTTTTATATCTGTAGCTAATAATTCACCAACGACTTTCTTATCCATAATTAAATAAGTAGGAGAATTATTCCCGCCGAATGAATCATTATTTAAGATCCTACTAGCGCTGTTATCTCTTTCTGGAGAGACCCCCTTGCTTCCCTTTATATTTGTAACTGCATTGATTTCTGGTGTAGTTAATAAATCACTCAACAATCCCTTTACCTGAGGGAATGCCAGTTTAACACTATCTGAGATGGGACCTCCGAAATCTAGGTGGTCTAAATCACTTAAAGGTCCTGTTTTCGCAGGGGAGAACGGCAGGAAATCACGTGCTTTTTGTGCTAGGTCACTTACTGCATCGGTCACCCAACTTGCTGCACTTTTTATCCCTTTTGCCATCATTTCTATCAAACCACGACCTGCATTAAAGAAAGTCTGGCCTAATCCAGTAATAAAACTTACAGCTTTCTCAAGTATCATCTGGACTCCTGTAACGACCCCCTCTAGCTTAGAGGAAACTCCGCTAACTATCGAACTCCAAATCTCACTAAATGCATTTCGTGCCATTCCGCCCCAACTGCTAATGTAAGCACTTATTGATTCTAACTTAGAGCCAAAAAACACATATATTTCAGCCAGTGCATCATTCCACACTTTTTTTATATCATTCCAAAATTTCACAAATGGTTTGACTATGTCTCCAGCGAATTTACCAAGCCACTTTAAAATTCTACCTGCTCCCCAAAGTTGAATCCATCCCCAAAGTAACTCGAGAGCTCCGTTCCAAATTTGTTTTACTGCATCCCACATTTTTGACCAATTTCCAGTGAATAGAGCGGAAAAAAAGTTCACTATTCCCATAATGACATTTAGCGCACCGTTGATCACATTTTTAATAGCTTCCCAGGTTCCAATCACTATTTCTTTCACAATTGGCCATAAGACTTGCATGATTGAGACTATAATCGGCATAACGGTTTGTATTACGGAAAGTACAAAATTCCACACATTTTGTGCCGCCTGCATGATCATCGTTCCGTTTTCAGTCCACCAAGTTTGGATTTGCAATAAAATCTGCTGAAAATACGTAGTCATAGCTGTCCAAATTGGAATGAGAACCCCATTTAGTATGAAATTCCATACCGTCATGGCGGTAGTTTGTATCATCTGCCAACCGGTAATAACAGCATTTCTAAATCCTTCGCTCGTATTCCACAAATATATAAGTCCAGCAACTAAACCAACTATCGCAGCAGATACCACCCATACAGTAGCACTCATCGCAGCCAAGCCGGTAATCAATGGACCAATTAACATCCAAATAGAAGACCAGGCAGCGAGCATCCCGTTCCAAAGTCCTATACCTATCGCTAAAGGTGATAGCAATAAAGTTAAGGCTGGCACTAGCATCATTATCGCTTGAATAATCAATGCAATTGTTGGATGTGCTTGTTTGAATGCTGTCACTAATTCGAAAAACTTAGCTGCGAAGTTGACTATAGGAGTCATGAGCATTCCGAATGCATCGACCATAGGTTGAATCGCCGTAACAAAAGCGCCTTTCATTCTCTCCCATGCTAAACCTAAAGGAGTTAAAGAATCTTGTAGTTCCTTAATCTTCTTGTCAGTTTCTTCTTTCAACCCTTGTAATTCCGTAGTTGCTTGCGCTCTTGCTAAACTCATTTTCTCTTTCCAAAGCCCAACATACTTTTGTAACTCAGGATCAGTCATTTTGGATATAGCCTTTACTTCTTCAGCTGATTGCGGACCCATTTGCGCGAGATAATTGGCGAATTCAGAACCCGCACGTTGCGCTATACTAGCAAGGTTATCTTTCCACCTTCCTAATATCCCGACCTGTTCCTCTAAGTTACTCATAAGCTTTTTACCACTCGTCTTCTTCATTTGAACTTCTTCAAATAGATTCCAGGCATTCATGATTTCTGTTGTTCTTTGCTGCACTGCATCTCTATAAGCGGTCAGCGCTTCCTCTTGTTGTTTATAAATTTCAGAAGGATCCGGTCCTTTAGCCACCTTAAATAACGCCGCATAAAAAAGACCTGCTGTAACTGCAGCCCCTAACGCTACCATTTGAAACCTCATTAAACCTTGGTTAATCATCATGGTCATATTTTTTAAATCTTTCATACCCGCAGTAGGCCCTAACATCTTTAGTGCTAATACCGAAGCATTACCAGCATTAGCCAACCTATTAAGTCCATCCGCTGCACGTAATCCTGCACTATTGATTGTATATAGAGGGTTTGCCATCCTCACATAATTTTCACGTATACGAGTGGCTTGAGTTGTCATATTCTGCATATACCCAATTGTCTGCAACATCCCCATCATAGCCAACCTATTTGCATTTATCGCTGCGTCTGCTGCTGCTTTTTGAGCTTTCCCTACTTTCTGGACCTCTGACATGAACTCTCTGGTTGTTCCTGTATAATTCTTGGATGCTTGCGCTAACTTAAAATATTGGTATTGAGCACCGATCATTTGGTCTTTTACCCCGCGCATAGCAATCGCTTGCTGGTAATGAGCGTTTCTCATCTCACTGTACATTCTTCTTGCTTCTTCCGATGTTCCTCTGTAAGTGTAACGAATACGACGCCCTAAACTATCATAACGAGCGCCAACTTCATCAGTCAGTCCACGCGCTGCGTCTGCAACTCCATCGCCAATATGACTTAACTCATCATTTACCCGCTGTACATCACGACGTATATTACCTGTCTCTAACCTGGTATCTATTTCAACGCGACCATCTGCCAATTATCTCACCTGCCTTTCACCTTATCTTTTTGCGCTTCCATCCTTTGCTGGAATGCTATGAATTCTAGATGTTCTCGGATTTCTTTTGCTCTTGGAAGTTCGTATATTTCCTTCATTTTTTTAATACGTTTGCGTTCCTCAGCGTTATTTTTATCTTTCGGTGGAATGTCACATGTTCGATAATGTAGTGCTTGTCCCATTGGGGATTTACTGGAAAGATTACGGAAGAGAGCAATGAACTTATTCCATTGCATTTTTCCTTGTTGTTCAATTAGATCGATATTGTAGTCAAACAAAAAAGAGGAAAAAATCCGTTCGGCATCCACTACAAAATCTACAGTAGGGATTGTCGGCGCTTTTTCCTCTTTTTTCTCTTCTTTTTCTTTAAGCTTATTATTCATTAATAAATTCAAATCAATATCTAACCTGTCTTTTAAAATATCCACGAACAACATTGATTTTTGTTCTATATCTAACTGATTAACAGTCACCTTATCTACCACTAACATATTTAGCGCGATGTCCGTTTTAAGATATTCATTAATACTTTCATCATCGAACAACTCGAACAGTAAAAGGATATTATCGAAGGCTAAGTTCATCTCCAAACGAACGCCATTCCATGTATAAAAGTCATATTCACGTTCGGTTAATTTCAACATTACTTCTTCACATTACTTAGATATTTATTACGTGTTTCATCTGTTTTTTTCTGACTTTCTTCTAGATAAATTTCATTTAAATAATGAACTAGCCCCATTAAATTCGCAGAAGACCTGCCCGCTTTTTCATAAAGATTAGCAAATGTTCCTTCACCTAAGAAAGTTTCGACGATGCCTTTCACTAATTCTTTCTGTTGAATTGATAGTTGCTCAATCTCTTCATCTGTAGCAGTTTCAAAGTTTTGAATTAATCCTGTTACCTTTTTAGAAGCATCATCAAACTTTTTAAAAGCTTTTCCATATTTCAGTATTGAGTCATCGTTAAAATCCACTCTATGAATCTCTCCAGCAACATCTACTTCTTTATAAGTCTTTTCGAATTCAAATTTAAATTGTGTCATATCCATATCTCCTTTATAAGTAATAGAAAAAGAGCCGCATTAACGACTCTTTCAATAAGATTAAGCTACTGCTTTTGTAAATTTAGGAACTCCATCGAAACTGATTGTAAATTCAATCTCACCTTTAGAGTTCGCATCTCCACCCGGTGCTTTAATTTCAGAAATAGTTGCTTTACCTTCCCACACATCTCCGTTTGGTTCGGTTACTCTGAATTCAGTTTTTCGTGCAGGTCCTACTTTGTGGATTTTACTAAAGACATAATCCTGCGCTTTATCGCCATAATATCTATGTCCTTCAAATCCATATCCCATCATAAATCCAGTAATGTCACGTTCAGCTGCGCCACCACCATTATAGTAATAGTTTTCATCGGATTCTTCATTGTTGTCTGGATCTACAGATGTGATACCAGCAGCAATTAATTCCCATGCAGGTACTTCTGGAGTAGATGCAGTATTAATTTCAAACTTATACCCATGATTCAATAAAAACCCTTGATCTTTTGCCATATCAATTACCTCCTATTTCTAATTCTGTAGAAAAAAGTGCCGTATATATCCATTCGTTCACTGCTGTCTTCTCAACGAAATTAGGCTCCACATACACATTCAATTTTCTTAGTGTATAGGAGCCATCTGAAGCGTTAAAAACACGCCTATGAACATTATTTAATTCACGTGCAATCGCTTCTGTTGTGTTATTAACTTCTAATTGGTTATCGCTTTTTACAAGTATTTGAAACTGCTTGTTTATTATCTCTCCTTCGAAATATTGCTCTCCTGGTGCTGATGGAATCATTCTGATAGCAATACTTTTTCGCGGTGCATCATTTACTCCTATATCCAATAAATCAGCTTTGACAGGAGCGAATAGGATACCTGTTGGCAAAGTAGCGATTAAATGCTTCTTGACCGATTCGATTAGCCATATCATACTTATCCTCCTATAAATTCCGTTTAATCTCGTTATCTACGATTCTAGTCCAATCTCTCACATGTCTAGCTTTAGCTTCTTCAAACCACAAACCTTGTGCGTTGGAATTCGGTTGTTTTGAGAAATTATATTGAGGATTATAATAGATCCTCCGAGCATAAGGCGTATTCCATTCGATATGTCCCTCTCCTGGTCTGCTGAATCTAATGCCCGACCGCTCTACCTCACCTGTATCTTTTGGGATGTAGAAGTTACTATCTTTAAGTACCTGCTGATCTAGTGCAAGTTGCGCCTTTTCAGTAGCTTCAATTACTTTTCCTTCGATAGCAGGCGCATCAACTCGAATATTCACTCGAATCATATTAAAAGCACCTCCACATGATGAAGGCTGCTTCTATCATAAAAGTCACTGACTTTGCTAACAGTCATTTCTTTACCGTTGAATATAACTTTAGATTTCTCTTTAAAAGTTATTGGTGTAGAGTGTACTGCATCGTGAAACAGTAGTGTTTGCATTACAGTGCTATCACCATTTCCATTCAACACAACTGTTTTCTTAGGCTCAATTCGAACCCTTTCAATCGTTACAGCGGGTTTGTAGTTAACACTCCCGCCCCAAGTATCGTCTTCACCTTTATACTCCAAATACTGAATTGTATGGATTAATAATGATCGTCTGATTGGTTTAGCCATTCACATGCAACCCGGCATATAGCAATCCAGTAGGTCTTAAGAATTTAGGAACTGATATTGCATACTGGGCATAGAAACTAGGTGCATCGTCCGCCCCTGCGCTCATTCCCTTCTCAGAATAAGACCCAACATCAAAACCTCCACTACCTTCACTAACAGTCGCAGAGGTTTCACCATTAATTGCTAAAAACTCAACTTGAGCAGCAGTAGCTTTCTTGACCTGCTTCTTAATAAAAGGCGCTAACTTATCAAAATCAACGCCTTCTAATTTGTAATTTATAACGTGGTCGATTTGGTCACTAGCGCGATTAATCAACCTATCTAATAGCGATGTATCTGATACTGGAGTACCTTTGTATTCGTTATTGTAGTAATCAACATCTATATACGGCATACGATCACCTACTTAGCAGCAGTTTTTTTCGACGCTTTTAAATCAACTACTTCTTTTTCTAACTCTTCAATACGGTCGAGGGCTTTGTTATATTCACCTAACGTGACATTGCGACCACCCGTCGCGCGTTTGATTACTTTACCTTCCTCAGTAATCTGATTGAATCCATCATTAAGATAACTAGGGAGAAAGTCTTTTTCGATGTGCAATACTTTATTCAATCGTTGCACTTTTACTGTGTTACTCATTTAACACCATTCCTTTCGTAATAAGAAAAAAGAGAAGCTGTAAAAACTTCTCTTTATGCAGTAGTGATATTGAATTTAACACCTGCTACTTTTGCACCTAAGATGAATACATCCCAGTATTTACGCTCGTAGTAAAGGTATTTTCCACCAGTAGCTGCGCTTGGAGTATCTAAGTCAACGAACTCGTATTTTTGCGGAGACACAACTGCCAAAGGATGAACTAAGATCATGTTGATTTGTTTTGCAGCAGCATCCGGAACAGCACCGTTCGTAAAGTTGTAAGCTGTTTTCATGCGAGAAGAAGGAACAGTAACGATTGTAACATCGTCTAATGAGTACACGTTACGGTTGATGTCTTTTCCACCACCTGCAACTTCTAATGTACGTTGGATTCCTTCTGCTTCTTTTAATAACTTTTTAACAGCAGGAGTTACATAAAGTAAACGGCCATCTTGTGGTACTTCTGCTTCATCCTGTTCTAACATCATTTGATCGAATACACCTAAGATGTTTGCAGCAGTTAATACTGTAACATCTGCAGTTTTACCTGATCCAGTGAATTCAGAATATAATTTTGAAGCCATGTATTTATCATGCTCTGGAATGCTCTCTTCGTTTAGGAATACACGTGTAATGTTGGCGATAGATACAGCCATGTTCGTTTCGTCAATGTCAACTGGGTCAACTAAAGTACGGAATTCACGGTCATGACCTAACGTCTTAGGCTCGAATGAGTTATCAACACGGCGAGTGTAATTCCCTACAACGTCACGGTTAACGTCTGTGTATCCACCTACTTTAATGCTTGGAATTCGAATCGTTTTAGGACCTGTCCATTTAACGATATTGTTGTTAGGTGTGTTGTATAACGCACCAAATGCAGCACCTTGTGCAAATTTTTGTACTAATGCCTCTTGATATTGTGCAGCGTAATTCAATGTAGCCATGAATAAATCACTCCTATTTCCATATTGTTTTAGATAAGTTTAAATGCTGAAGCCCATTGTTCTGATTCAGTCAGCGTTTTCTTCTGATGTTGACCAGTTGTAAATGTAGGCTTTGGAGTTCCTTGCGGTTCTTCCACTACACCTTTAAAGTGTGGAAACTCTTCAACTACCATTTCGATAGCTTTCGTAATGTCTACATCATCACTAACCTTTGTTTTTGCTAGAGTAATAACTGCATTTAAGTTTTTTTCTTCAGTAATACCTGACTTAATCGCAGCGTTTTCTGCTTGCAAATTAAAAAGAGACTCGTTCTTTTCTTGCAACTGAGTCTCAAAAGCTGTTAACTTTTCATTTGTCTTTTCTTGCTCTGTTTTGAGAGAATCTTGGTGCTCATTCCAGCCTTTTACGGTTTGTTTCAGCTGATCTAAGTTCTCTACACCTAACTTTTTCAAGAACGCCGCTTCTTGCTGTTGTTTAGCTTCGTCTAGTTGCTCTTGTGTAAAAGTAGCTGTTGGCTGTGCAGGTGGATCCTGATTTACTGGAGGTGTAGTTTCTGGTGTCACTACATTTGGTTCACCCCCTTCCGGTGCAACTGGTGTATTATCTCCTTCATCAGAGAAGAACTGCATTCCGTTTACTCGTAATCTATATGGTTTTTTCATCGTAATTCCTCCTATACAATTTGTTCACGGTTATATTGGCGCTTGCGCTTCGTCTGATTGATGAATTCACGAATGTTATCTTGGCGTTGTGATACCTTATTCTTCGCTTCCTTCACGCCTTCTGTATCGCCTAGCGCTTCCATAACCTTTACTTCTTTCTTCGCTTTTCTTATTTGTCGTTCCAAGCTCCGTTGTTGTTGACTTTCCTTATATGCTTTGGAATTATCATCGGTGTCATACGGTTCATAACGCTTCGTTGACTTCCCTGGTATATAAGGATAGAGAACGTGACGGCAGTTAACGCCTAATAACCCTGCCGCTTCACCGTACGATGTACTGGAGAACGGAGGGTATCGCTTGCTCTTTCCGCTTTTAGAAAATATACGACCTTGATACGGAGCACAATGTGGTCTTGCGCCAAGGTGCGAACTCACTTCTATCAGATCCACATCGTACTCATCCATGCGAGTCATCTGCATCTCATTCGCTACATTCTGACTAACAGAACGACTTATCATATTTACGTAAGCTTCTGTGTTCCACCTCTTACCCGCCTTATCAATCAGAGCCGGGATTCCTCGCTGCGCCCACTCAGAAATGGTCTGCCTAAGTGCCTGTTGTGGCGTTATGACACCACCTAATAGTTTACCTACTGTCTTGTTTAAAACATCCAGGTAAACCTGTTGCGACTGCTTAAGCATCGTTGTGTTTACAAGGTTCAACGTATCTAATGCCTGTTGCTCGTAAGTGTTAAGGATGCCAATTAGCGCGGCGCTTGTATGCATTGCAGGAGCAGCAACTAAACTGCCTGCTTGTACTGCTTCCTGATATAGCGGTTCATGTTGTTCCACTGCCGTAAAGCCAGCACCTTCTAACATCTTCCGCACTTCTTCAGCCGTTTTACCGCTATGACGGGATATTGTATTCATTTGCTGTTGATTCAACTTACCTAGCTTATTCAACTGAACTATGCGCCAATGTTGGTATTGTTCGAAGTTCTCTGCAGTAAGTAGCAATTCCCTATCATACTTGAGCATTCTGGCCATGTTTAAAAGCAACTCTTCTTCAATTGCATTGTAGATATCTACTACAAACATAGAGAGTTGCTGTAACTTCTCAGGAGGGAGTGCCATTACCCTTCATCTCCTGGACTATTATTCTGTTGCTTGTTGTTCATACCGAAAAAGTCAACATCCTCAGGAAGTACTATTTTGTTTTCTTCCTGTATTTCTTTAAGTATCCTCTTCGCTTCTTCTTCTGTTACCTTTAGAACCTTCATAATCGCCATCTTTGCAGATGAAAGACCATTCATTTTAAGTTTTATCCAGTAATCCGCGTTTGTATTTCGATCTTCTGCAATACTATCGTCAAAGTTTACAGATACATCAATATCTTTAGGAGCAGAATATAAACCGTACAGTTCCGAAATCTCTAAAATGACAGTAATCAGGTCTTTTAACGCTTCTTCAATAATGGTTACGTGTCCATTTCGAGTGCGGTACGTTTTACTATTTTGACTTACTACTTCAGTTGCTGTTTTTAATCCTTCTGAATCGAAAGTGAATGAACCTGTACTAAACCCTGTCTGCATTGATAAGATATTTAGCAACGCATTAATAGCAGATACATGTTCTTCTACACGAAGTTCGAATGATATTTCTTTTACTGCTCCACTGTCCATACCTAACTCTAAAGACTCATATGCTTCATCGTTCGCATCGAAGTAACGGCGCATTTCACCTGTCATAGGATCTACAATCGTTTTCACTGCACTTGTGGGTACAATGATACGCTTCTTACCTAATCTGAACTCCCTTTCGAATGAATCAAATGCCACATCTAATTCGTGCAATGTATCTAGAGCAGAAGAATAGATACTCACGCCCAAATCACTAGTTAATTCGATGTTATTAGCAAGGTTAGGCTTTATATATACAAATAAGGAGCGCTTCAAGTTTTCGATTTCTAGTTCTTCTTCCAAATCAGGATACATTGTTTTTAATAAAATTTTCACGCCTAAATCAGAATCGTCAGACTCATATAGTTCATTCCTGATTACGTACTTACCATCTATCCACCTGTGCCATTCTAATAACGTATATTTCTTATTGTATTTCCTTGTTTCATTCACAAATACGCCTTCAGTCACTGTTTTTCCGTTGTCAGAAGTTGGGATAAAGCAGTCTGCATTTACGAAACCAATCCGAACTCCCTGATTATCTACATATGCTTTAGCGACAATGCCACCCAAAGCAAACATATACTCTAAGTAGTTTTGGAATTGCAGATAAAATGAGCTATTCTTAAGGACTTCAGTTATATAATCATGAGTTTTCTCATCAGATAAGCTAATTTCACATTTCTCATTAAAAACCAGGTTAGCCATTTCTGAAGAGATTACTTTTGGCATTCCCATACTTCTCATTTGGCGCTTATGCGAGTTTCCGTCTACCGTTTGATATGTTATATCATGCCATTTAGGATAATACCCCATATACAGCTGCTTCCAATTCTCTATGTTGTTATACATCGAATCAGTTATCATAACGTCTTTCATATCTACAACATTATTGATACCTTTAATCAGACCCAATTTGTACATCCACCTCCTTACCTTTGCAACGATGTTCCTAAACATGTTATCACCGCCTAAAATTTCAATCCGAGTTTTTGTAAATTATCGTTAACATAGTACTGGAATGCGTCACAAGTATGATCGTCTACCTTCATTATCTTAGGGTCATCACTCTGCAAGCTGTCGGCATCCCATTGATATTTCTTATGTTCTTCTATAAAAATCTTGTTTTTTTCTGTTTTCAATACAAAGAAACGCCCTTGCGCTAATAAGTCCTGGACGTTATCTATCATATCTATTTTCTTTTTCTTTGCTATCGGATGCAGCCTTATACCGTAATCTTTAAAAACCTGATTGCGAAGTGCACCTTCTGCTGAATCAATTGTCTGTTTATCAAAATATCTGTTATACATTTTGACTACACTGTCCTGCCACTCTTTGAATTCCTTAGATAGTTCGCTTGGGGCCTTTTTAACTACCTTATTAGCAGGACTATAGTAGTAGGTATCTAGTAAGATAACATTTCTTTTCTTAGTGAAAGCAAGCGATAAATGGGTTGTAGCAGATATCTGATGACCTGTATCCGATGCTGTATCGATTAAAATAATGTCATCATCATGTGGAAGTTCTTCGATTTCTTGTATATGGTTCATGTTGTAAACCATATCACCTAAACCAATAACTTCTCCACCATACATCCACCGCCAATAATCCAAGTCATGTATCTTATACTTCTCAATCTTCCTAATCATCTGCTGAGATAAGAATCCTTTTTTATCATCCATGTAAGTTGAATGATGAATGAAATAATCATCATCACCAGCTTTACTATCCAACCACTCATTAATCCAACTGTATGGGTTTCGCGGTGGATTATATGAGAAGTACACTTTTACTTCTTTACCTTCGATTTCTTGGCGAATGAAAGTATCCTCAACAATATCGATATCCTCTACGCCAGCAAATTCCGCTGCTTCCTCAAACCATAGCGCCATGACATATCCTTTTGCAATCTTTGCTGACTTAAGTTTTAGCGGATCGTCGCAACCATAAAAGTAAAAAGCAGTATTAGTTCTCTTATGCCTAATAATTAAAGGGGACTTACCAAAGTAAAATTCACTCTCTACACCAAGCATATAAATAGCCCATTTGATTTGCTCATATATAGAAGTAGAAAGGTATTTACCGACTTTTCTCAAACAAACCACATTACCCTGTTCATCCTCTAAAAAGTCCGTTATAAGCTTCATGGAAATAACCGAAGACTTCATAGAAGAACGTCCGCCTTTTGCGACGATATGAGACTGTTCAGCAAGCCATAATGAATAGAAATTGACGTTCATCAAGTCCATGATATTAACTGTCTTGGTCATTTTCCATCGCCTTTCTCATGGCTTCCTTATCGTTTACAATAATGACTTTGCTGCCGTTACTATTGTCGTCTGTAATCTCTTTAATTTCAGCCTTTGTTTTCTCAATCCCAAGCTTCATTTGCTCCAATTTCATTCTTCTCTCGTCATTTATATTAGCCAACTTATCAAAGTCCCTAATAAGAGAAGATAACGTGCTCATTGCTCTTGATTGAGCGTTTAGGAATGTAGCATGTTTATCCCAAGCGAATTGTATTTCGTACTCGGTACCCATATCAGTTTCTTTCTTTATTTCTCTGCTCATATCTTCCTGATCTTTAACAAACATCAATCTTTGCGCTCTAATAATAGCAGCATACTGAATCGTTATGTTTTCCCATAACATATCAATTGGATTCTTCTCCATGATCTCAGCAGCCAAGTCAGCGACATCCTCAGGGAAATGTTTGCGGAAGAAACCATGCGTCATAGCGTTATGGTTCCCTTTTGGCGGGCCATGCCCTACGGCATTCTTATTACCCCATTTAGGATTCTTGTTTCCCGAATTCCCCACTGCATTCTTATTGCCAATGGGTGCACCTGTTTTCTTGGTTTGGGTGCATCCTTTTTCATCTTTTGGGTGCACCCCTTTTCGATTCCAACCATGCCTTTTTCTCCAGGACTTAATTGTATTAATGCTGACTTCATATTTTTCAGCCAGTTCCTTATACTTCATACCTTGCATGTAATCTTCTTGAGCTAACTCGTGTTTTTGTTTCACTTCATATCACCCACCACCTTCTATATAATAGGAAGAAACTCGTTCATTTCTCCATTCAAATAACTTTTTTACAAAGAAAAAAGACCTTGTAAATTACAAAGTCTCTTTTTTTCTATATAAATTTATAACTTTCATATTAGTATTAGCTAAATCCCTCCACCAGGCTCTGTGTTAGCAGGTGCTCCTCCATAATCTCCATGTGATTCTAACTTGGGTGCAGGTGTGTCTCCTCCGTTATAAGCCGGTGCTCCTGTATTTCCATGTGCGTAACTCGGAGACCATGTATCTCCCTTATTGTAAGCAGGTGCCCCTCCTGTATGCCCCTCCGATCCTAACTTCGGTGCAGGTGTATCTCCTACGTTATAAGCCGGTGCTCCCGTATGCCCATGAGTATAGGACGGTGCTCCTCCTGTATGTCCATGTGCATAATTCGGAGACCATCCCTCTCCATGAGTATAAGATGGCGCTCCTCCTCCATCTCCTACTGAAGCCGCTTGAACAATCCCTCCACCATTTCCATGAGTAAAACCAAAAAGTCCAAATCCTAAAACAGATAAACCTACGACTGCTGTACCGATTTTTCTTTTCATAATCGCTCTCCTCTATGTGTATTTCATGTTAATTGAAATGAACATATTATAGATATCAGTCATGATGAAAATCCGACTCATTTCATTACCATATATTTATACTTCTATGTATTTTTTTGTAAAACCTTCTTGAAATCTGAAGGAAATGGTTATTTTTTGTAAAATTTTAAATGTAGTAACAAAGCTGAAAGAATCCGAACTCCAGCGG